TTACCGGCCGGTCGGGGATAGGGGCGGGAGGGTATACCCCCCTGGGGTAGGGCGCACCCCACCTGACCTGGGCATATGCCCCTCGGAGGGGGCACTGGCCGGCTGCCCCGAGGGGGCAGCGCACCCCACCTGACCAGGCAGGACGCCAGGAGGGCAGGCACCCATACCCCCACACCCCGGAGGGGAGGGGGTAGGCAGGGGGCAGGCAGGCACCCCCCGTAGGGGGGAGGGGGGCAGGCACCCCGCACAGGGGGCAGGGGGCACACAGGGGGGCACCCCACAGGGGGCAGGGCAGGGGCAGGGCAGGGCCCACCACAGGGCCCACCACAGCCGGCATCGCTGCAGCTCATCGGCCAATTCCGTCGGATGGCTTGACATCGCACAGCGTCGGGGTGTAGCGTCGTAGACGTTCCACAGCACGACCGGAACATCGCAGCTTCACAACTCCACAGCGGATCACCTGAGACGAGCGACTTGACATCGCTCAGACCATGAGCTAGAGTCGATCACGACAACAGCACAGGGCATCAGCGAGACAGGGTCGGTACCCCCTACAGGCAGCGGGGGTTACGAGCGCACCAGCCACAGCAACACGGCCGACCTGCGGAGACACCCCCGCTTGACATCGCACAGCCCACCTGCTAGAGTCGGAGACACAACAGCACAGCGAGGTCAGACTGAGACCGGGTACCTGCCCGAACGGGCAGGCGGTGAGCGAACCACCTACGGGTGCTAGCCTACAGCCGAGAAAATCCACGCAGACACCGACTTGACATCGCACAGGGGATCCGCTAGAGTGGAGACCACAACAACAGAACATCGCGGAGCATGACCGGAACGCCGCCGAGGGCTCTCCCACGAGGGGACCAAGGGTCGACTAGGCGCTAAGCACGGACACACCCCGCGTTCTGCTCATAAGGCACCGGATAGACCGTAGCTAACCCTCAAGCGGGACTACGAGGCCCCCCGGAGCTGGACTGAGGCAACATAGACGGACCTGTGAGGATACGGGTCAAGTGGAGCGGTGAGGGGACACTCACTGCGATGAGCCTTGACCTACACGGAGCGACCAGCGGCGAACGGCACGTCGGCTCTAGGGAACGCAGCAGGGTAGACCGTCAAGGGATCGTCAGTGGTGCGAGGCTTAGCAACCTCGGAGGGTTCGACTCCCCACGATCCACTAGGACGCCGGCCTCCTGGCCGGAGTCTATCTGCACGACCGAGACTTGACATCGCACAGCCTGGGAGGCACCATGAACAAGCAACAGCGCGTCTACATCGACGGCAAGATCTTCGTCGCTCGCGGCAACGGGTACGTCCGCGTTCGCTGACTTGACATCGCACACGAGAGGCATCGAGACATGACACGAGTCGAGACCATGCTGGCCAGCTTTGGGCCAGCGGTAGTAGCCGGCCTGGAGGGATCGGCCGAGGTCACCCGTGCCCGCAAGGTGTGGGCTGAGCTTCGCGAGAGCGTCGGCTACCGCAAGGCATCGGCTGCCCTGCTCACCAGCGGAGCGGCACAGCAGAAGCTGTCGAAGAACTCTCTTCCCAGCTTTGGGCTCATGCTGACCCCGGAGCGCGGGCTCATGGCAGCAAGCCTTCGGGACGTGCGGGAAGCCTTCGGCCTGTCCGGAGCGTTCAACCTGTGCCCCATGGCGTCCAAGGGTTGCGCCGCAGCGTGCCTGTCCCGCTCGGGCCAGTCAGGTATGCCCGCACAGCAGCGGGCTCAAGCTGTGAGGACCGCGTTCCTGCTCTCGCACCCCGTCGAGGCAGGCTTGATCATCGGAGCCGAGATCCGCGCCGCGCTGAAGAGGCATGGGCAGATCAACCTGCGGCTGAACACGACCAGCGACATCCGCTGGGAGCTGATCGCACCAGACATGGTGGCCAAGCTGTCGCAGGCAGGCGTGCTGATGTACGACTACACCGCCTGGTCTCCAAGGGATCGTGCGGAGTCGTCGGCCTACAGCCTGACCTACTCGGCCAAGGAACCGTCGCACACCAGCGACGAGTACCTGCGAGGCATCCTCGCCAACGGCGGCAACGTCGCGATGCCCTTCACCACCCGCAAGGGTGAGGCTCTGCCCGCGACGTGGCAAGGCTTCACCGTGATCGACGGGGACAAGAGCGACGAGCGCCGCAACGACCCCCGAGGCGTGGTCGTCGGCCTGCGGGCCAAGGGCCACGAGTGGAAGCGCGACAACAGCGCAGGTTTCATCCGCTCGGCCTGAGACTTGACATCGTCCAACCAACAGAGAGGCACCACCATGAAGGCACTCATCGCAGCGGCAGGCATCGGCCTGGCGGCACTGGTAGGCATCGCGCCGGCCAGCGCACAAGGCACCGATCCGTTCGACCAGCGCAACTTCCCCTGCGCCGAGGACGAAGTGTTGGGCTACGCGCCGCAGTTCGGGCCCGACCGAGTCGGCTGTATCCACATCGAGGAGGTTCGGTGACGGCACGCATCGTCACGGCGCTCATCGCGCCAGCACTGCTAGCCATCGGCGTGCTCGTCGGCACGCCTGAGGCATCGGCTGGCCCAGCGTGCGAGGCACGAGGGGCAGCACACGTCGAGAGGTACGGAGGGCTGGCCAAGGACAGCGCCGACCACATCGCACGCGGTGAGCTTCCGACGTGCGACCCCTACGCCGAGCAACAGCGAGAGCCCGAACGCAAGGCATCGCACGACAACGACCGGGACCGCGACCGCAAGTCACGGTTCTGCCGCAAGCACTGGTTCTGCTGACACGAAAGGCACCGCACCATGATCGAGTTCTACAAGGGTCGGATGATCACCCACAGCACGCCCGTCTTCGCCTACCGCAACCTGCACAAGGACCGCTGGAGCCTTCGCGCCGAGGCTGGCCCGCACAAAGGCAAGGTGATCGGGCACACCGACGACGTGACCCTGATGGACTGCACGCTCAAGGTGTCGGAGTCCGGCCGCCAGCGAGTCATCGCTGAGCAGAAGAAGAACGTCCACGCGGGTGTGGTCGGGCACGTCGTGCCCGAAGACTTCGACCCCCGCAACTACGGCCACCTGCCCACCAAGGTCTCGTACAACCCCTACAAGGCACCGACGTTCACCGCCGACGGCGAACCGGTCAGCTACGCGACCATGGTCCACCTGGCCGACGACGGTAAGGCATACGGCTATGGCGTCCTCCGCTGATCGAGACTTGACATTGCACAGGGCATCGCCCGAGCAACTCACCGCACGACTGGAGCTGCGCCGCAGCAACGCGGCACAGCCGCACCGCAACCGCAAACGAGAGATGAAGCGCCCAGGCAAGGGCCAGCGCAAGGCATGGAAGAGGGAGCTATGACGACCGCCACGATGACCCGCACGATGACGCTGACCCAGGCCCGAGAGGTCACCCAGGATCTGCTCCACGAGCACGGGCTCAAGGGATGGACCGTGCGCTTCGACAACGCGCGGCGTCGAGCCGGCCAGTGCAACTACCGGGATCGAGTCATCAGCCTGTCGCGTCCGCTCATGGCGCTGCGCTCGGCCGAAGACACCATGCAGACGATCACCCACGAGATCGCCCACGCCATCGTCGGCCACGGCCACGGCCACGACCAGGTATGGGCCCGCAAGCACCGGGAGCTGGGCGGCAACGGCAAGCGGTGCTTCGAGATGGAAGCCATCGACCCGACCGCTCCGTGGGTCGGGACGTGCGACCACGGCAAGCAATTCGCCCGCTACCGGGCACCGAAGCGCCTTGAGGGTTGGCGCTGCCGCTGCCGTCAGGGCAGCAGCCCCGTCGTCTGGGAGAAGCGTCGATGAACAAGCCACGGATCGGCTCGCTGTTCAGCGGAGTCGGAGGGTTGGACCTCGCCGTCGAAGAGGTGACCGGAGGCGAGACCATCTGGCAGGTCGAGCACGACAAGAACGCCGCCAAGGTGCTCGCCAAGAGGTTCGGCGTGCCGAACTTCGGAGACATCACCAAGGTCAACTGGCACGAGGTACCGCCGGTCGAGATCCTGTGCGGGGGATTCCCCTGCCAAGACGTGAGCGCGGCCGGTCGCAAGGCAGGCATCGGCCAGGGCACGCGCTCGGGCCTGTGGGCCCACTTCGCAGAAGCCATCGACGTGCTCCGTCCGGAGCTGGTCATCATCGAGAACGTGAGAGGGTTGCTCAATGCCAAAGCCACAGGGCCAGAGGGTGTTTCAATGCGAGCGATGGGTCGAGTTCTCGGAGACTTGGCCGACCTCGGGTACGATGCGAAATGGAAGACTCTCGCCGCTGGAGCCATCGGAGCCCCGCACAAGCGCGAGCGAGTCTTCATCGTCGCCCGCCCTGCCGACACCCTCGGCGCGTGACTGGAAGGGCCACAACCCCAACCGTGGGGGAGGCTTGGACCTCCCCGGAGCGATCAAGCTCCTGCCCACGCCCGAGGCCAAGTCATCGACGGCCGGTCCGGACTACGCTCGGGCCACCCGTCCGGGCTCGGGTGGCGACGACCTCGTCACCACGGTCTGCAAGGTAACGCGGGGGGATCTGGACTGGGGCCAGTACCAGCCGGCCATCGACCGCTGGGAAGGCTTGACCAGGCCCGCGCCGTACCCGACCGAGCCCAACACCAAGGGGGAGCCCCGCCTGGCCGCCGCGTTCAGCGAGTGGATGATGGGCTGGCCAGAGGGTTGGGTCACCGACCTCGTGACCGACGACCGCCGCGACACCGAAGGCATCAGCCGCACGGCTGCGCTCAAGATGATCGGCAACGGCGTCTGCACGCAGCAGGCCGCCGCAGCCATTCGTGATCTGCTAGACTAGACATCGCACAGAGACAGGAGCTTCCATGTTCATCGCCACCGTCCAGATCAGCTACCCGGTCGTCGCGCTCGCGGAGACCTACGACGAGGCCCGCACGCTGGCCGGTGAGAAAGCCGTGGAGTTCCTGCGCCAGTCAGGCTTCGACTTCGCCGAGAGCACCCGCTACAGCGACGCTCCGGGCGACTCGGTCGAAGGCATCGCGGAGTACTTCGGGATCTCGGTCTACGAGGTTCCGGTCGGAACAGCCCGCCTGATGGACTGACTTGACATCGCACACGCGATGTGGTCTACTAGTAGTAGAGACAGAGAGCGGAGATACCGCCGAGGCCCAAAGCCTCGGGCCCGGTCAAAGCCTCAAGGCAGCAGCGGACACAGCCGTTCGAGAGACTTCGGTCTCTCGGGGGGATGGACGTGCGACGGCTACAGCCTTCGTCTCCACACTTGACATCGTACAACCCGAGAGGATCGAGCCATGGCACGCTACAACAACCGACGCCGCCGACCCTCCGGGTCGCGCTGGATGAACCTGCACTTCGCCGGTACCTGCAAGGTATGCGGCCAGGAGGTCAAGGCCGGCTCCCGTGCGTACTGGGACGCCGCCAACCGAACCATCACCTGTACCAGCCTCGACTGCGCCGACGCTGACGGCCTGGTGACCTTCCGGGCCCCCACGGGCCCCTGGGAGGGACCGCCCGAGAAGCGCATCCCTGAGCTGGCCCCGACCCGGATAGGCACCGCGTGCCTGCCGAGGGTCCACACCGTGACGCTCAACAGCGGAGCGGTCCTGTCTGTCAACGCTCGCGGCCGGTGCGAGGACGCACCGTGCTGCGGCTGCTGCACGTAGGAGAGGCATGAGCAACATCCACCGAGAGGACTGGTACCTCGGGGTTGACGACGAGTTCAACGTCGGTGAGCCCCAACCGAAGACACCGCGCTGGCTGACCAACGCGATCAACGGGCCTGAGTACTACCGAGACCGCAAGTTCCAACGGAGGCGTCGTGCCACGACCACGACCCGCTGACCTCGCCTACCGCAAAGCCTTGGGGCTCAGAGAGGACGAGCCCCTGCCGAAGGCCCACGGCGCTGTGACACGCAACGCCGCGAGCTTGAAGCGCCCACGCAAGACCGCCATCTACCGCTGAGAGGAACACAGACATGGCAACTGCACTGATCGACACGGCCGAGGCCGCCCGGACCAAGCGATGGATCGACCTGCTGGAGCGCAAGCTCCAGGACGCACAGGAGAAGCTGTCGACCCTGACGCCGGTCGAGCCGGCCGAGGAAGGCTCCGTGGTCCGGTTCCGCAAGTACAACCAGATCTACACCTTCGCCGCGATCAAGGTCGGGGACCGCTGGTTCATCACCCAGGACGGCAGCCGCACGTCGCGTCAGGGCCACGCCCCGAAGACGTGGGCCCAGCTCCTGGAGTGGATCGGGGAGCGCAACTGGACGACCGTCGAGGTACTGAGCTGACCGCCAAGGCTCGATGCACCGTTTGCCCCTGGGAGTCCCGCGCCACCACGGCGCGGGCTCTCGGGATCGCGGTCCGCATCCACGAGACGACCGGTCATCGAGTGAAGGTGAAGCGTTGACCAGGTGTGAGGGCTGCGGCCGACGCACCAACGACGGCCGACTGTCCACCCTCGGCCGATTCCTATGCCCCGGATGCCTCCGGGTGTTCACGAGGAGGACTTGACACTTGTACGTCGAAGACATGGACCTGGACGAGCTGCGCGAGTGGGAGGCCGCCCTGGCCGACGGTAACGATGAGCAGTCCGAGTTCGATCTAGAAGATGTGAGGGAGAGGATCCAAGAGCTGGAAAGCTAACCACCTGTCAAGGCCCTTAGCTGGGTAATTTGCATCACCCAGGTCGCGTAGCTAATCTACGAGACCGTTAGAAAGCCTCCTGAGATGCGGGGCACATAGGGACCGTGATCGGGACTTGTCAGACCGACACGGTACAACTGAATAGGCCAAGAAATTGACCAAAGATCACTTGACAAGTAACATCCCGGTCCGTGAAGCCATACGGGGGCCGGGAGCGATGATGACAGACGACAGCACGAAACGACCAGACCTGAGCCTCGCGGTCATTGAAGACCTCAAGGGCAAAGGCTACACCCAATCCGACATCGCGAAGATGTACGGGGTCACCCGGCAGTATGTGAGCTGGATCAAGTCTTACTACGGAGGACGGTTGACCCCACGCGAAGAGGTGCTCCAGCACTTCCCGTTCCAGGTGTCGGCCTACCAGAGCCAGACGAGCCCCTACCGGAGACTCCGGGAGCACGGCGAGTACATGGCGACCGGTGGCGTCGGCATGGACAAGATCAAGCTGGGGAGGCTTCGCGGCTTCTACGCGAAGCTCCGGGACCACGTTCTGGAGTTCAACCCCGAGTTCCCACCGGAGCCGGGGGTCTCCAGTCGAGGAGGGTGGCGGTACGTTCCGCGTGTGTCGGACGACGGTGATCTACTGATCCGCGTCAACGAGTACACGGATCTGACCGAACGAGGAGCAATGATATGGCGGTTCCCACCCGTGGAGCCCTGAGAGAGGGATGGCCGCACGGGGAGATGTTTGACCATCTCCCACACCATCATTCGCACTGATGGGTCAGTAAGTAGATACGAAACGCAATCAATTCCCGCATGAACAAGAAGGACCCGTCCCGTGCCCCTACAAATCGTCGCTGACGCACTCGAACTGCCCGCCCCCGTCGTGCGGGTAGCCGAAACCAACTGGGTCTTCGCAGAGACCATCAACCTCGGGGAGGCGACACTCCTGCTCGTCTACCGGAGCGTGGCTCTGCGTGACTCAGACCCCGACTACAAAGACGTGGCCGCGCTCATCGAGAGGCACGGCACCGTCGAGACCATCTACCACCACCCGAGCAACGGCATCGTCCGAGACGAGAAGATGATGTTCGGACACGGGAAGTGGGAGGTTTACCTGCTCCACGAGGGAGCCCCGAAGGAGGTCAGCAACCCCCGCGCACAGGAAGTGATCGACATGCTCAAGAACTGGGGAGAACCCATGCACCCCACCGACATTCCCTCGGCGGTCATGCAGCGGCTCAAGCCCTTGGAAGGTGTCGCGTGACAGCACCGGTCATCAAGGGCCCCGATCCGTTCGGGCCACCGCGCAAGCACCGCAGCGTGTCTCAGCTCAAGCAGTACGAGCGGTGCCCGTACAGCTACTACCTCGCCCGCGTCCTCAAGGTGTGGCAGAGGCCGGCGGCCTGGACCGCCCAGGGGAGTGCGGTTCACGAGGCCATCGAGGCGTGGGAGCGCAGCGGTCGGACGATGAGTCTCGAAGAGATGACCGCCGTGTTCCGGAAAAGCTACGACCGGTACATCAACGAATCCTGCGCTGACACACCGAACTTCAAAGCGTGGTTCGCCTCCGGGCCCTACGACGGGAAGCGCGACATCACCCGTCGCGAGGACATCGGCCAGGACCAGTGCGAGAAGTACATCACCTGGGCCGAGTCGCACCCGGAGGAGGTCATCTGGATCGCGCCTGACGGCACACCAGGTATCGAGCTGGCGTTCGACATCGACCTCGACGGAGTCCTGATCCGGGGCTACATCGACGCGGTGTTGGAGGTCGAGGACGTGCTGAGGGTCCGTGACCACAAGACGGGCAACCAGCCCGGTGACGACTTCCAGCTCGGCGTGTACGCCGTCGCCCTGGCCGAGACCTACGGCATCGAGGCCCCGACCACCGGTGACTACTGGATGGGCCGCGCTGGCAAGCCGACGTACCCGTTCGACCTGACCGACTGGCCGCGTGACCGCGTGGCCGAGGCGTTCGGGGAGCTGGAAGACAACATCAAGGCCGAGCGATTCGATCCGTTGCCCGAGCCCGACAAGTGCAAGTTTTGCGATGTCGCCCACGCATGTTCTTTTGCTGTGGGCTGACACTTGACATCGCACGGGCCCGAGTCCCCACGGCGATGAGCCGGTAACCAACGCGGTGATTGGCAGGGGCACACTCCGCTACTCGGGCGTGACCAGAGAGGACAGACATGAAGGACCCACGAGAAGACAAGCTGCCGAAGTGGGCCAAGGCCCTCCTGGCGCAGGAACGGCAGAAGCGAGCCACGGCCGAGCGCAAGCTGGCCGAGCACCTGGAAACCGTTGAGCCCAGCCGGATCTGGTGGGGCGACTACGACAACCCGATCTACATCCCGCCGCACTACGGCTACCAGACGGTCCACTTCCAGCTCGGAGACCAGGGGATGCACACCGAGATCAGCGCCCGTCTCAAGGACGACGCGCTGGAGATCGGCGGCGGCCACGGCCTGACCCTCGACATGGAGGTATCGAACCGGTTCCGGGTCCGGTTCCGTGACTGAGTACCGCAAGGGCGTCACGCTCAGCACCGAGACGGAGTACTGGCACGTCGAGCTGGGAGGCGGCGAGGTCGCCTACCCGTTCCCGTCCGTGGAGGCCGCCACCCGGTTCGCCCAGGGGCACACCCACCGGGCCCCGGTGATCCGGTTCCCGGACGGACGCCGCTGGAATGGAAAGGAGTGGCTGTGAGGAACATCCAGCCGGGGATGAACATCGCGAAGCAGCGCCGGAAGCTGACTCAGTTGGCCGCTGAGGCTCCACCGAGCCATCGCGGGTACATCGACCACCTGGTGGCCCTGTTCGACCGCGAGGTGGCCAACGGGACCCCACAGCCGGCCTCCCAGTTCATCCCGATGTACCACGAGGAGTTCGGCCTGTGAGGAAACACGCGCTCTTCGCGTTCTACTTCGTCCAACACTTGACATCGCACATTGGAGACCTCATGAAGAAGAGCTACCCCGACCCCAACGACCCGATCCTCAAGTCGGCCTACGCGCCGCACGAGACCGGCGCTGTCCTGCGGGCCCACCGCGCTGGCCGCTCGGCGGCCTGGATCAGCAAGGAGATGAAGCTGCGGCCTGGCCAGATCATGGCCGCGATCCGTGACCAGCTCGAAGCCGAGAACGAGGCATCGCGGAAGAGCCTCCCCATCCACGACGGCCTGGTGAAGCCGGGGACGCAGTGATCACGGGCGGCATCATCGCGGTCCTGTTCATCTGGGCGTTCCTGGTCATGGACTGGTCCGAAGACAAGGAGAACCACTAGGTGTATACACCGCTGCAGAGTCTCCGGGTGAAGGGCTCGGCGGGCGATCCACTGCCCACCGTGTTCGAGTCCCTGGAGATGAAAGGCACCCGGTTCCTGCGCGGCCAGCTCGCGCTGGTCTGCGCTGGGCCCGGTACGGGCAAGTCAGCGTTCGTACTGACCTACGCGCTCAAGGCCGCCGTGCCGACGCTGTACTTCAGCGCCGACTCGGATGCGTTCACACAGCTCTCCCGGATGATCTCGATCCAGACCGGGTGGAGCTTGGAGCGTGCCTCACGGGCGGTCCGCAACTCCGACCTCTCCGAGGTCGAGGAAGAGTTCGAGGACATCCCGATCCGCTTCAACTACAACGCATCACCGAGCCTCGACCAGATCGAGCACTCGATGAAGGCGTACTGCCAGGGCTACGGGGACTACCCGGATCTCGTTGTGGTGGACAACATCACGAACATCCGGCTCGGCACCGAGGACGACGATCCGTTCTCCGGGCTGGAGTCGCTGATGGACTACCTCCACGACATGGCACGGCGCACCAGCGCCTGCGTCATCGGCCTGCACCACGTCACCGGTTCGTACAACGACGCGGACAAGCCGATCCCGCTCTCGGGCGTCAAGGGTCAGATCACCCGCGTCCCCGAGCTGGTGCTCACGCTGCACCGCGTCAGCGAGGAGTTCGGGCCCGAGACGCTCAACGTCTCGACCGTGAAGAACCGAGCCGGCCGGATGGACCCGTCCGGGATGGACTTCGTGAGCCTTGAGTTCATCGGAGACACCATGCAGATCCGAGACCAGTCGTAGGTCTCGTACTTGACATCGCACAAGAGAGGAACACCATGACCGCCACCCCGAACGCCATGCCCCGCAAGGCCAACCCCCTGCACCAGAAGCTGCTGGGGGCCCTGATCGAGACCAAGCCGTCCTCGTGGACGCACAAGCGTCTGGTCAAGGGCGACGACGGCAAGGAGTCGGTCGTCGAGACCAAGGTCACCCGTCAGGGCCTGCGCTACCCGCTGGCCCAGAACGTCTCGGACCACAACATCGAGCGGGCGGCCAAGGCGTGGATCTGACCGAGCAGGTCGCTCGGGCCCTCTGGGACATCGTCCCCTACGACCGAGTCTTCGAGTGGGACGAGCACCCCAACGAGGACGTGCGTGAGCACTACCGGGAGAGGGCCCGAAACCTGCTGTCCCAGTTCGTGATCTACCCGAAATACACCCCGGAGGTTGAAGATGAAGCGCCGAACCATCGTCCTTGACGACGGCTTCCGCGTCGGCGTGACCCAGCACGGCCAGGGCACCCCGCTGGTGTTCCTGCACGGCCTGAGCGTCAGCGCACGGGCCTACGAGGAGCTGTTCCGAGAGCTGGCTCAGAGAGGGTTCGCGGTCACCGCGCTCGACGCGGTGAACCACGGACGGACCGACTCGCTGCCCTGGGGCCACACCGTCGAGGACATGATCGAGGTCACCGCCAAGGCGCTCACCGCGCTGGGCATCGACACCGCCGTCATGGTCGGTCACTCGATGGGTGGCGGCATGGTGGTCGAGTTCGCCGCACGGTTCCCCGAGCGGACCGTGGCCGCGATCCTGCTGGACGCGGCTGCCGGTATCGAGCACCACAACAACATCAAGGTGGCTCCGACCTCCACGATCCCGTTCCGGGCGGTCCAGAAGCTCGCTGGTGCGATGATCGACTGCCTCGGGGACGGGTTCCACGGGCTAAGCCTGCGGGACTGCGAGGAGAGCGTGAGCTTCCTCGGCCGGCTTCGCTCGTCGGTGTCCGGGATGCGGTTCGTCCGGGCGGCCTACGCCCTGATGAAGGCCGACACCCCTCCGCTGCTGGAGAAGATGCGGGCCAACTCGGTGCCGACCGCCGTCATCCACGGCGAGTTCGACCAGATCGTCCCCCTGGCGGCCGGTGAGAGCGCCGCCGAGGCGGCCGGTGGTCAGGTGTACGTGGTCGAGGGTGGGTTCCACTCCTGGATGATCGCGGACCCCGACCTCGGGGCCGCCGCCATTCAGGTGGCACTGCAGGGGGCCGTCTGGTGACGGCCAAGCCGAAGCGGATTCCGACCCAACGGAGTCAGGACCGGGCCCACAAGCGCAAGCCGTGCATCGACTGCACGGCCGAGGGCATCACGACCAAGCGCAAGGCTCCGCATCCGGGCCCACGGTGCGTCACGCACCACCGGGCGGTCCGGTCGAGGCGCAAGTCGCTGTCCCAGGAGCAGCGGTGGATGCAGGTCTACGGCATCACCGCCGAGCAGTACTGGGAGATCTACGAGGAGCAAGGTGGCTACTGCTACATCTGCCGCCGCGCCAACGGCAAGAGAAAGCGGCTCAGCGTCGACCACGACCACAAAACGGGCATCGTCCGGGGTCTTCTATGCACCGCGTGCAACCGCAACGTCCTGGGGCATCTCAGGGACGATCCGGAGGCATTCGAGCGGTGCATCGACTACCTCGACCGCCCGCCGGCTGTCCGGGCCATCGGCATCATCGTGGTGCCCGACCATGTGCCAGAAACTTGACATCGTACAGAGAGGAGGGGCATGAGATACCGAGTCGAAGCGATCATCCGGTCGGACGAAGACGAGGGGAAGTTCGCGGAGCTGTTCGATGAGCTGATCCACGACACCTACAAGACCGGCGTCGAGGACACGGTGGTCTATGCCATCGGGTTCTGAGCCTCTGATCGTCACAGTCATCCACCGATACCACCCGGAGTGGAATCCCCCGGAGGACAACGGCAAGGACTGGATCAAGTGCCTGTGCCCGTTCCACGCGGAGGACCGCCCCTCGGCGGCCGTGTCGTTCGAGCGGCAGGCGTTCAGTTGTCTCGCGTGCGGCGTCAAGGGAGACGCCGTGACGCTCATCAAGAAACAGGAGGAGGTGAGTTATGCAGAGGCTCAGCGAATCTCACAAAGCCTTTCTCCGGGAAGCAACGGAGCGGTACCACAGAAGCCTGCCAGGCAGTCCAGCCGAAGAGTATTTGGCGACAAGGGGACTGACGTTCCCGAGCGTCAAGGCCGAGGTCGACAGGTTCCGTCTCGGGTACGTGGACGACCCGCTCCCTGGTCATGAGATGTTCCGGGGGTTCCTGGCCATCCCGTACCTGCGCTGGTCTCGGGAGCACGGCTGGATCGTCGTGTCGGTCCGGTACCGCTGCATCCAGGACCACGACCACCGTGGTCACGGCAAGTACATGACGGCACCGGGTGATCAGCCGTGGCTGTTCAACACCCTCGCGCTCATGCGTGAGGTCCCGGACATCGCCATCACCGAAGGGGAGATCGACGCGATCACCGCTCAGGTGTGCGGGATTCCGGCCGTGGGTGTGCCTGGGGCGCAGATGTGGCAGCCGTACATGAGCGAGCTGTTCCTCGGCTACCAGACCGTCTACGTCCTCGCTGACGGCGACGACGCCGGCAACGACTTCGCCAACCGGGTAGCTCGAACGCTCCCCAACTCCAGGGTGATTCCGATGCCACCCGGCGAAGACGTGAACAGCCTCGTGATCGGGCGAGGCAAAGCAGCACTGCTGGAAAGGATGTCATGACACCTGACCCCAACCAACTGAGCTTCGAGGATCTGCTCGACGTTCATGACTACGTCCACGAAGGAGACGACGATGAGTGAGTCCATCCTCGAAGAGGCCCAGCGTCTCATCCACGGGGAGCGGAACAAGAACTACGGCCACCCGAGGGAGAACTTCGCCGACATCGCGGCGCTGTACTCCGGGTATCTCGGACAGCCGATCAGTGACATCGACGTGGCCAACCTGATGATCCTCATGAAGATCGCCAGGGTGAAAGGCACCGGCTACCACCGCGATTCGTTCACCGACATCGCCGGTTACGCCGGATGCGTCGAACGCATCTACGAGGAGCCCGTCGAGGCTCCAACCGAAGGAACACAGTGAGCAAGCGCATCGTCGTCATCAGTGACACCCAGATCCCCTACGACGACCGACGAGCCCTGCGGGCCGTCATCCGGTTCATCGGGGACTACCAGCCCGATCAGGTGATCCACATCGGTGACCTGATGGACTTCCCGCAGCCGTCCCGCTGGAACAAGGACACTCGCGGCGAGTTCGAGGGCTCGGTGTTCAAGGATGCCGAGCAGTGCAAGCAGCGGTTCCTGGCCCCGCTCCGGACCGTCTACGTCGGGCCGGTCGGTGTCCACGAGGGCAACCACGACGAGCGTCCACGGACCTACCTGGCCAAGTACGCGCCGGCCTTGGCCGAGACGCGGGCGTTCCACTTCGAGACCCTGCTCGACTTCGACGGGTTCGGTATCGAGGTGCTGCCCGAGTTCTACAAGGTCGCACCGGGATGGGTCACCACCCACGGGCACCGTGGCCAGATCAGCCTGAGCCGGATCGCGGGCAACACCGCGCTCAACGCGGCCCGGAAGTTCGGGACCTCGGTGGTCATGGGCCACACCCACCGGCTGGGCATCGGCAACCACACCGAAGGCTACGGCGGTATCTCCAAGCGGGTCCTGACCGGCATGGAGGTCGGCAACCTCATGAACATGCGGCTGGCCGAGTACCTCAAGGGCGGCACCGGGAACTGGCAGCAGGGCTTCGGCCTGCTGACGGTCGAAGGCAAGCACGTCAAGCCCGAGACCGTCCCGATCCTCAACGGCCGATTCACGGTCGACGGACACACTTGGGAGGTCTGACACTTGACATCGCTCAGTGACGAGCTGCTGCCCGTCATCAAGCGGGCGGCACGCAACGTGGCCTACCAGTGGCCGGGGGTGATCGAGGCCGACGACGTAGAGCAGTCGATCTGTCTGCATCTGCTGGAGCGTCCCAGCTCGATCCGCAAGGTCGAGCAGATGGATCAGATGGCCCAGTACCGGGCCATCATCGGGGTCGGCCACCAGATCGCCAGCCAGGAGCGGACGGACTACGCCTACTACAAGGGCGCGTACCGCTACTCGGTGAACGAGGTCAAGGAGCTGCTCAAGGCAGGGGCACTCAAGGAGCACGACGAGGGTGTCAACGCCGTCGACTACTCCGAGGAGAAGGTGAGCACCGGCAAGACGGAGCCCACCACACTGATCCCGGTCCAGGTCACCGATCTGCGTGCAGCCCTCAAGCTGCTCGCGGACCGGAACGAGCTGCAGACCACGGCCTTGATCAAGCGGTATCGGCTCGATGAGTTCCCGGAGACGCCTGCGGAGAAGATGGTCCTCAAGCGAGCGCATGAGGCCCTGACATCCGAGATGAACCGGGTCCGCAGAACGGATCACGTCACTCGCGACGACGGTCCGGGCACACGGCAGCCGATCACCCGCGAGCAGGCCCGCTTCCAATCCAAGGACGCATGGGATGCCACCTACACCCCATCGCAGGTCCGCGACAACGCAATCGAACCGGAGGTTCAAGCATGAGGAATCCCTACGGGGAGTCGCCCGAGTACGACTCGGACGATCCCTACCGCCCCGGTGGCCCCCTGGCCGACGCCCAGCTCGCCTGGGAGGCAGGGCAACCCGGATACACCGCAGCACAGTTCCGTGCCGACGTAGGTCGAGGCATCTGATGCACAGCATCCTCGACGCGACGTTCAACGGCATGGGTGGCTCGGAGATGTACCGAGCCCAGCTCGTCCCGGACCTGTTCCCGGACGGCAAGCCGATGCTGATCGACCAGTGGCCGGATGAAGACCGGCTGATGTTCTGCGGTGGCGAGGACGCGAAGGCGTTCTACCGCAACGAGATCCGACTGAGAGGGGTTGCGTGAATCTGGAGATCCAGGATCTGGACCTGACCACGCCGAAGATCAACTGGGGACCCGCAGGCGAGATCGTCTACAACCGGACGTACTCGCGGGTCAAGCCTGACGGCTCCCAGGAGACGTGGCCAGAGACGGTCAAGCGCGTGGTGGACGGCAACCTCGCGCTGGTGGACGAGCGGTACCAGCTCCCCGGTGAACGGGAAGATCTGATCCGGCTCATCACCGAGTTCAAGGCGATCCCCGCTGGCCGCCACCTGTGGGCGTCGGGCGTGGCCAACGCACAGCACCTCTTCAACTGCTGGGTGTCGGGCTGGACCGAGAATCCCTCGGACCACTTCGAGTTCACGTTCATGCGGCTCATGGAGGGCGGCGGTGTCGGTGCCAACTACTCGAACCGGTTCCTCAACTACGGGCCCGTGCAGCAGGAGCTGTACGTCCACATCGTCTGCGATCCGGAGCACCCGGACTACGAGACGATGAAGGAGGCCGGCGTGCTTTCGACGGAGTACGACCCCGAGTGGGCTGGTGCCTTCATCATCGAGGACTCTCGTGAGGGCTGGGCGGCTGCCCTGGTGGACCTGATCGACACCCACTACCGCGATGAGGTCGGGCACTTCCAGCGCGTCTACGACGTGTCTCGGGTCCGTCCGTTCGGTGCCAAGCTGAAGACCTTCGGCGGTCGGGCCTCTGGCCCTCTGCCGCTGGCTCGGATGCTCATCGACGTGTGCGAGATCCTCTCGGAGAAGGCCACGGAGGGCGGCTCGCTCGACGGCATGGCGGCGATGGAAATCGACCACGCCATCGCACAGTGCGTGGTAGCCGGCGGCGTTCGCCGGTCGGCACGCATGGCCATGATGCACTGGGCTGATCCGCAGATCACCGAGTTCGTCAACTGCAAGAACGACTCCGGGAAGCACTGGACGACCAACATCTCGGTCGAGGTCGACCAGGACTTCTGGGACGCGCTCAACGCCAAGGATGACGACCTGGACCCGGACCTGTGGGGCCCGAGCCCCACGGTGCTGGCCCGCAACGTCATGCAGACGCTCTCTGAGGGAGCCGTCCGCAACGGTGAACCGGGTATGTGGGACAGCTCGCTGTCCAACGTCGGGGAGCCCAACCGGGTGGTCTGCACCAACCCGTGCGGGGAGATCACGCTCGAAGCATGGGAGCCCTGCAACCTGGGGCACATCAACCTGGCGGCGTTCGTCAAGGACAACGGTCGGGTCGACTACATCGACCTGATCCGGGCCCATCGCCTGATGACCCGGTTCCTGATCCGAGCGACGTTCAGCCCGGTCGGTGATCCGAAGAGCCGAGAGGTTCTGGACCGCAACCGACGCATCGGCGTCGGGCACCTGGGTGTGGCCTCGTTCCTGGCCATGACCGGCAAGCGGTACTCGAAGGCACCTACGGACAGGCACTTCCGGAAGGTGTTGCGGGAGCTGGCCAAGGAGGTCGACCAGGCGGCACTGCAGTTCAGCCACGAGCTGCGTATCCCGGTGCCGGTGAAGAAGCGCACGGTGGCCCCCACGGGCACCATCGCCAAGATGCCTGGTGTGAGTGAGGGTATCCACCCGATCTTCGCCAAGTACTTCAACCGGCGCATCCGGTTCTCGGTGGGCGATCCGCAGATCGAGGAGCTGGCAGCGCAGGGCTACGAGGTCGAGAAGGACCTCTACGCCCAGAACACCATGGTGGTGACCATCCCGACCAAGGACACCCTCGTCCAGGAGGTCGTGGATCGGTACGGGCGCGATGCAGAGGATCTGGTCGAGTCGGCCGACGACTTGACATTGAACGAGCTGCTCGCGTTCCAGGCGCTGTACCAGCAGCTCTGGGCCGACAACGCGGTGAGCTTCACCGCCAACGTCGATCCGGAGACGTACACCGCTGCTGATGTACGTCAGGAGCTGCGTCGATTCGGTGGGCTGATCAAGGGCTCCACGATCTTCCCCGAGTCGTCCATGCCGCAGGCACCCTACGAGCGCATCACCAAGGCGCAGTACGAGGCGGCCACCGCTGTGGCGGTCGCTGATGGAGTCGATGAGGAATGCGCCAACGGCGCGTGCCCCATCCGCTAGACCTGCTGTCTCCCAACGAGATAGCTGGAATCACACAAGAGGAAAGGCAGTATATTGCAGGATCCGTTCGCTTCCGCTCCGACCGCCGACGAGGCCCAGGCCGCTCCCGAGCAGCCGCAGGAGTCGGTGTTCGACGCGCCACCGGCTGAGGCTCCTGCCCCGGCCAAGAAGGCTCCCGCCAAGAAGGCGGCGGCCAAGGCGACCGCTGCGCCGGTCGTCGCTGCGCCGAGCGAGGGCAAGGTGGTGCTGACCTTCAAGGGTGGCACCGGGTTCGACGCCCCGTGGATCGTCATCCACGCGGAGGATCTGGACGACGCGCTCGATCAGGTCACCACGCAGGGTTCGACCCTCATGGCGCTCATGGAGCGCGTCCAGGGTGCGGGCAAGCACTTCGCGGCTCAGGGCACTCCTGCGCCGTCGAACGGTGGTGGCCGGGGTGGTAACACCGGGCAGCGGCAGAACGCGCCGCGTCAGGCCGCACAGCCGCCCGCTGACGCCCCGCCGGCTCCGGGCCCCGACTGGGTCTACAAGTCGGGCAAGTCGGCCCGTGGTCCGTGGCAGGCGTGGATGCCGCCGCAGCACCTGAAGGATGTCGAGAAGCCCGTCTGGTTCTGACGTGGGTCGTCCTTGACATCGCACACGGAGGGGGCCCCTACGGGGGCCCTCTCCACCCCCTGTCTTTGAGAGGAGACACATGAGCTTGAAGGTCAAGCTGATCGCGGCCACCGAGGTCGATGAGAGCGCAATCGCCGAGATCGGCTTCGAGGATCTCTACGAGGTCGAGGAGATCACCGGGGACCCGCCCTTCGGTGACTGGGATGCGGACTTCCTCGCGGAGTTCGCGGGCCGGAACTGCTACCGCAGCTTCCACCGGCCGAACCCGAAGACGCGGGAGAACGAGGACTACCTCAAGCACATCTTGGAGGTCGGTCACGAGTCCGTGCTGGAGCACGCCTCGGCCACGTTCTACATCGAGGCCAGCCGGTCGGTGCTGACCGAGCTGGAGCGTCACAGGCACCTGTCGTTCTCGGTGGTGTCGCAGCGGTACGTCGATGCGACCCAGCTCGGCGGCCACTACCCGCCGATCCTCGACCAGTGCCCCGACCACATCGCGTCGGCGCTGAGGTTCGTGATCAACCGGGCCACGGGTGAGGCCGGCTTCGCCTACAACGCCATCGTCAAGGAGCTGGAACAGCTCGGCTTCCCCCGCAAGCAGGCCCGAGAGGCTGCGCGGTCGGTCCTGCCGAACCTGACCAACTCTCCGATGGTCGTCACTGGTAACCACCGCGCCTGGCGGTATGTCATCAAGGCCCGCTGGCACGAGGCAGCGGACGCCGAGATCCGTGCTCTGGCAGGGGAGTTGCTCAAGCAGCTCCGGGAGATCGCTCCCGCCACCTACCAGGACATCCCCACCACTCCCTACAGCTACTGAGAGGAATCCCCATGAAGGACAGCGTCGTTCAGGTCTTCACCGAGACCGGTATGGCAGTCGGCGTCGGTGAGGTCATCGACGCCCACGACGAGGGCGACGGTCGTCTGTACGTCCTCGGTGAGGACGGCACCCACACCGTGTTCAACATGCGCTTCGTCACGCACTACGTCGTGCGTCCCTACACCCCCGAAGAGAAGGAGAGCGCCAACAATGGCTGACACCAACACCATCCAGGTCACGCCGGCCGCCATCGCCAAGGCGATTGACGACGTGCTCAGTGAGAACGAGCGGCTCCGGGCCGAGGTCGCCACGCTGCGGAGCACGCAGTCGCGGGCCTCGGATCTGTTCGGTGAGGCGTTCGTGAAGGGCGGCCAGTTGCCGCCGCCGAAGGGCCCCAACCGTCCGAACGCGCCGAAGCTGTCGCGCCGGGACGCCGAGCACATCCGGGACCTGGTGCGGGCGGGCAACTCCCGCCGCGAGGTCGCTCGGGCCTACGACATCAACCCCGCCACCGTCTCTCGGATCGTCCGGGGAACCTACTACCGCTGAGGAGCGCCATGATCGAGCACCGGCATGAGGTCGCGGGTGACGAGGTTGTCATCCGCGTCGTGGAGAACGAGGACGATCTGGAGGGCTTCCGCGACTTCATCCGGGCTCATCTGGGTTTCCTCGGGCTGGACTCGGAGACCACCGGGCTGGACATCTACGACGACGAGTTCCGTTGTCGCCTAGTCCAGTTCGGCACTCCGAGCGAAGCGTGGGTGGTCCCGGTCGAGCGGGGTCCTGTGTTCGAGGGCGCGGTCATCGACGCCCTCAACACCGTGCAGGGGTTCGTGCTGCACAATGCCTCGTTCGACCTCCAGGTCTTCGACCGCTGCCTGAGCGTGCCGATGGAGCGGATGTGGCCGAAGGTCAAGGACACCAAGATCCTGGCCCACCTGGTCGATCCACGGGGTAAGGACGAAGGTGGCATCGGGCACAGCTTGGAGGAGCTGACCCGCCACTACATCGACTCCGACGTGGCCGACAACGTGAAGACGTTGATGGCCGACCTGGCCAAGGCGAACAAGACGACCAAGGCCAACGTCTGGAAGAAGGTCCCCTTCGAGGACCCGCACTACCAGCTCTACTCGGGCATGGACCCGATCCTCGCTGCACGCCTGATCCAGCGGCTCGCACCGCTGGTGAAGGTCCGCAGGGAGCTGATCGACAGCGAGCACAAGCTGGCCGAGATCTGCTCGTACATGGAGCGGACGGGCTTCCTGCTCGACGTGGAGTACACCGAGGAACTGTCGGTGGACCTGCGGGTCAAGGAGAACCACTTCTCCGAGGTCGCTCTGAACTACGGCTGCGAGAAGGTCAACTCGACCGACATGGTGGCCGACGTTCTGGAGTCGATGGGCGTGAAGATCAAGGGCCGCACGCCTTCTGGCAAGAGGCAGGTCAACGACGACCTGCTGGCCGACCTCGTGGCGAACGGCTCGCCTGAGGTCTCCGAGTTCGCCAACGCGGTGGTCGAGGCGAAGAAGGCTGGCAAGTGGCGCAAGACCTGGGTCGACGGCTTCCTCGCACAGCGAGACAGCCAGAACCGTTGCCACGCTTCGATCAACCCGCTCCGGGCCCGCACGGCTCGCATGTCCATCACCGGCATTCCGGCCCAGACGCTGCCGTCTGGTGACTGGATGATCCGGCGATGCTTCATCGCGGACGAGGGTCACAAGATCGCCTCGGTCGACTACCAGGCGCAGGAGCTGCGTGTGCTGGCGGCGCTCTCGAAGGACGAGACGATGATCCAGGCGTTCCTCAACGACGAGGATCTGCACCTCATGACCGCCAAGGCGGCATGGCCGGATCGGGAGATCGACAAGGACTCTCCGGAGCGCAAGTACGCCAAGGTCGTGAACTTCGGCCGCGTCTACGGCGGCGGCGCGAAGACGGTGGCCGAGCAGACCGGCCTGAGCATGGCGATGGCCCAGCAGGTGGTCTCGGGCTTCGACAAGGCGTACCCGGCAGTCCAGAAGCTCAGCCAGCGGCTGCAGCGTGAGGCGATCCGGAACGGCTACATCACGACCCCGTTCATCGACGGGTTGGGCGGCCGGCGTCTGCCGGTCGACCCGGATCGGGCCTACTCGGCTCTCAACTACCTGATCCAGTCCTCGTCACGCGACGTGACGGCCAGGGCACTGATCCGGTTGCACGAGAACGGGTTCACGCCGTACCTGCGGCTGCCGATCCACGACGAGATCCTCGCCAGCGTGCCAGCCGAGCACGCGGAGTGGGGAGCACGGCGCATCGGGGACCTGATGGCCGAACAGATGGGCCCGGTGCTGATCGGCACCGACCCCGAGGTCGGAGGGCGGTCATGGGGATCGCTCTACGGCGCTGACTACTGAGAGGAGAACATGAGAATCCAACTGATGGTCGACCGGGAGCGGGGCGCAAGCCCCCTCGTGGTCACGGCCGACATCGAGGGCTTCGAGTTGGTCGACTCGCCCGAGTACCGCGAGTACCTGTTCGACGCCACCGTCGAGGCGATGGTCAACGGCGTCAAGGACCAGGGGCTGCTGGCATGAAGGCGGCTGTCGCACTTCCGGCCCCCGAGGGCCTGACCGAGGAGCTGCTGGGCAAGGCCATCTACGAGCTGAACAAGCTCGGGACGATCATGCCCCATCCGATCAGCGGGGAGGGGGCCATCGAGGTCTTCCTGATCGCTGACGCGATGAAGCCGGCCGGTGCTCCGAAGGAGCTGCCGTTCCTGCGGTTCGTGGCCGACCTGATCCCCTACGTGGAGCCCGAACGATGAAGTGGGGTGGGGGAGAGGGCGACTCAGCGCCCATCGCGCCGCTGAGGCCGCCACAGACCGAGGTCGAGCTGACCGTCTCTCTGCCCACGATGCCGTGGGTGGAGGACGACGGCAAGCCCCAGAAGCTGCACATCAAGCAGGTCGCCACGGGCATCGAGGAGATGGCCGAAGGTGAGCGCACCTGGGCGATCAACTACCTGCTCGACAGCGTGAACACGGCAGTGCGGAAGGCACTGGCCGAGAAGGGATACATCCGTGGAGGATCGTGAGTTCTTCGACCTGCTGTACCAGCAGTGGTCGAAAACCACAGGGGCACAGGACACCTACTGGATGACCGAGGAGGACACCGAGCACTACGCCGGTGGTCCGGGCACCTGGAATGTGTTCTCGGTCAACAAGGATGACGAGCGTAAGTTCATCGCTTCATTCGAGCGAGAAGAAGACGCTGACTTCATCGCCGCCATGCACGGCTGTCTCGCGGATCTGGTCCGCAAGCTCAACGACGCGCTCGATGAGGCAGACCGTGCCGACTACGACAAGGACTCCCGCGAGTGCCGCATGGCCGAGCTGGAACTCGAAAACGCCGAACTCCGTCGGCAACTCAACCCGGAAGGAACCAAGTGAAGAAGATCATCGCTGCCCTGGCCCTCACCCTCGCGGCGGTCGGCCTGACCGCCTGTGGCCCCCAGCCGTACTACGACGAGCGGGGCTACTACTGCGAGGAGGACGACCTGGAGCCCGGTGACCAGGGCTACGTGGACGAGAACGGCTTCTTCTGCGAGCTGGACGAGGACGGCGAGTGAAGCGCCTCGCAGCAGGGCTGCTGATCGCAGCATCGGCTCTCGCTCTCACCGCGTGTGAGGGCGAGTCTGGTGGCACCTACGAGGACGATGGCCCCAACGGGGTCATCTTCGTCCCCATGCCAGGCAACCCGGTCGGTACGCCGATCTTCTTCTGAGTGGCCAAGCATCGCTGGCCCACCCTGCCCATCCGAGACGGTTTCGTCTTCCTCTACGGAGGACGGCGGGACCGCTCGGGGGCGGTCTGGGTGCGCTGGAACCAACGGACCGAGAACCTGGAGCCCATCAAGTGAGACCCGACTGGGACGAGTACTTCCTGATCATCGCGGAGGCAGTCGCCACGCGATCTGACTGTGAGAGGAGCAAGGTCGGTGCCGTCGTCGTCAAGGACCGCCGAGTACGAGCGACTGGATACAACGGTGCGCCGGCTGGAAGACCAGGGTGTGATACCTGCCCTCGCAGACTGGCAGAGGCGATTCCTGGTGTCTCTTCTTATGACAGCGGACCCACCCGGTGCGTATCGGTTCATGCCGAGGCGAACGCTCTGCTCTACTGCGACCGAGAGGATCTGATCGGAGCCACGCTCTACATCACGCGGCCACCGTGCCCCGGATGCCAGAAGCTCATCGACGCCGTGGGCATCACGCGGGTGGTCACCCCCGAGACCAAGCCGTACACGGTCGACGCGCTCTGGCGCGAGCGCGAGCGGCAGTGGTTCGAGTCTGGACCACCGTGGACGATTGCCGTCGAGCGCGACGGCGAGGTCCACACCTTCGAGGTCGACCACCTCGACATCGGGAACACCCGGTACTGCTGACACCCACCCCTCGGGCTGGCCTTCGGGCCGGCTCGGGGGGTCCTTTTTTTGTCTCTGACATATGCACAAATTCGCATATGAATGCCCGACCGGGCGCAGTCAAGCCGCTTCTGCAAAACCCCTGGTAAACAGGGCCTCTGATTTCGATTCTGAGCCACTTTTTTGACTTCCCCGGTACAAGAGGACCGTCAGATGCGTAGAGGCGAGCAGCCACAGGGGCGGTATGGCCGAGATGACCATCGCGATGGCACCGTTGGGCCCCGCGTGAGCCACATTGCCCGCCACCGACACCAGTGTGCCGAGGATCAGCAGGGTCCAGGGATACCACTGCGACTTGAGCGCGACCGTCGCCGTCGTGGCGACGACAACGCCGCCGTCGATCACTAGGGGGACCATCCATGCGTGGGCCACTCCGCTGTCGGCCGCCAGCTCCGTGAGGGCGGTGAACGACAGGGAGAACGCGAGGCCGCCAACGAACACGGTGCCTGCGGTAGCCAGCTTGACGGGAGAGAGCATCGGAGCCTTTCGGGGGATGTGATGTTCGAGGAGTAGAACATCACTTTTACCAAACTCCGGTATCCTTGTCATATGCGAGTTCTGGGAAGATTGCGTTTGTCGAGGTCAACGGAGGAATCCACCTCCATCGAGCGGCAGCGGGAGATTGTCACCGCATGGGCCCAGTCTAACGGCCACACCCTCGTGGGGTGGGCCGAGGACGTTGACGTGTCTGGTGCCATCGACCCGTTCGATACCCCGTCGCTCGGGCCGTGGCTGGACGAGCGCCGAGGCGAGTGGGACATCCTCTGCGCGTGGAAGCTGGACCGGCTGGGCCGTGATGCCATCCGGCTCAACAAGCTCTTCGGCTGGTGCCAGGAGCACGGCAAGACCGTGGCCTCGTGCAGTGAGGGCATCGACCTCAGCACGCCGGTCGGTCGGCTCATCGCCAACGTCATCGCGTTCCTGGCCGAGGGGGAGCGCGAGGCGATCCGCGAGCGCGTCACGTCCTCGAAGCAGAAGCTGCGCGAGGTAGGCCGGTGGGGCGGCGGGAAGCCGCCGTTCGGGTACATGGGCGTCCCCAACCCGGACGGGCAAGGGCACATCCTCGTGGTCGATCCGGTGGCCAAGCCGGTGGTGCGCCGGATCGTGGACGACATCCTCGACGGCAAGCCGCTCACACGGCTCTGCACGGAGCTGACCGAGGAGCGATACCTCACGCCGGCCGAGTACTACGCCACCCTCAAGGCGGGGGCCCCGAGGCAGAAGGCCGAGCCCGACGAGACGCCTGCGAAGTGGCGTCAGCCCGCTCTCCGGGGTCGCGGTCTGCATCACCTGTGACCGTCCGTTGCACCACGACCGGTATCTGGTGAAGCGGCCCTACGGCGACTACCCCTACCGGTACTACCGGTGCCGAGACCGCCACGGCAAGAACCTGCCCGCCGAGCTGGTCGAGACCCTCATGGAAGAGTCCTTCCTGGCCCGCGTGGGCGACTATCCGGTGCGGGAGAGGGTCTGGGTCCAGGGGGACACGAATTGGGCCGATCTGAAGGAGGCTGTGGCCGCCTACGACGAACTGGTGCAGGCAGCCGGCCGCGCCAAGAGCGCGACGGCGAAGGAGAGACTGCAGAGGCAGCTCGATGCACTGGACGAGCGGATCGCGGAGCTTGAGTCCGCGCCCGCCACCGAGGCCCACTGGGAGTACCGGCCGACCGGAGGGACCTACCGGGACGCCTGGGAGACAGCCGACACCGACGAGCGCCGCGAGATCCTGCGGCGGTCGGGGATCGTCCTGGCGGTCGGAGTCGACGGCGTAGAGGGCCGTCGCTCCAAGCACAACCCCGGAGCCCTGCACTTCGACTTCCGGGTCCCCGAGGAACTGACCCAGCGGCTCGGAGTCGCCTGAAACGCAAAAAAGCCCCCCTCCCGGAGCCCGAAGGCCCTGAGAGGGGGGTTTCTTTGTCAGCCGACTCTCACCATCGAGAACCAGGTGTTGGCCGCGTTGGCGTCACCGACGATGTTCACGTCGCCATCGGTCTTCAGACCGGGTTGGACCGTCGTACCTGCCGCCAGGTAGTACTGCACGCCGTCGCCGCCGTATACGAGATCCTGAGGGAAGTGGGGGACACCGAACGCTGCCAAGCTGATGCCTCGCACAGCGCCCATCTTGATCCTCGGCACGCCGTTGATGTAGATGAGCGGGAACCGTTCCTCGGAGAAGCCCTGTGCCTCGTTCACCTGAACTCGCATACCCATCACATAGGTGCCTGCCTTCTGCACCGTGGCGGTCTGCGTGTTCGGATCCCAGAGGATGTCCTGGGACCGGTAGTCGACGGCATCCAAGGTGTTTGCTGGGAGGATAGCCTGCCCACCGCCCTTGGCCTTGCCCGTGGTAGTGGACCGGTACACCCGCATCGTGGAGCCGGTAACAGCCGGCGGGGCGTTGTCGGTCACCGATGCGCCAGCCACCGTACCGGGACCTCGCTGACCATCGGTCTCCGAGATGGCTCCCCAGTAGCAGTGGTTGTCGTCAATGACGGACTGCTTGTTGGCTGGCTCAACGCCGTCCCAGACCACCGTGTTACCCGAGTAGACCTGGTGGCGGCGCGGGTTCTCACCGACGCCGCAGACGATCCGGAGGTCCAAGTTCCACGTCAGGGAAACGCCTGACGCCCAGACGTACTCGACACCGTTCTTGTAGCAGCCGATGTCGCCCTTGTACTGCAGGAAGCCCGTGCAGTAACCGCGAGCGAACACGAAGTCGGTCCCGGCCGCGTTGGCGCGGGCCACCGACCAGATGCGGACGTTCGTGCCCTGTGAGGGCGGCGAGGCCAGCGTGCCTCGCACGATCTGCTGCGGGGTCAGCGTGGGCTCTGGGTAGAGCAGGGTGGCACGGCGGTAGCCGTTGTTGGCGAAGCTCCACGTCGCGTGGCCGTTGTTCACGACCAGCACCGAGGTGCCTGGACCCGAGTAGGTGATGTTGAACAGCCCTGCGGGGAACGCGCCATTCGGGTATCGGCCGAAGTCGATGTTGAACCGACGACCACCGTTGGCCGCTGCGTCCTGTTCCGACTGCAGCGCCTGCACGTCACGGACCGTCTTGGTCAGCATGAAGTACAGGTTCTCCATCGTCTCCTTGGCTGCCCCGATGCCAGCTCCGACGACCTCGTTGCCGAGCTGGCTCGCGCCCGAGAGGGCGTTGGTGGCCGCGTCGACTAGATCCTGGAGGTCGGGCAGCTTCTCCAGCCCGTTCGGGATCGCAGGCAGCTCTTGGAGATTGGTCAGCTTGGCAGCGTCGATGGTCCCGTCGCTGTTGATCGCAGAGGTCCGACCGGTGACCATGCTCCACCAGTCCTTGACCGCCTGCACCGTGTCGTTGATCGGTGTCACCACCAAGCCGGCCAGAATGTCCATGATCTGGCGCAGCTCGGTGGTCACCGTGGCGAACGTCGTCTCGACCCACTCATCGAACTCGCCCTTGAGCAGAGCCTGCGGGAGGTCGGTCAGGGAGTCGATGATCTTGGCGACCGCCGTCGCGGTGTCGAGGAAGTCCTCCTCGATGGCATCCGGGATCAGGGGTGCGAAGATCTTCAGGGCCTCCGGAGGCAGCTTCAGAAGCTGCTCCTCCAGAAGCTCGAAGGCGTTGGTGGCCGTCAGCGGGATCTCGAACAGTGACCGGACGATGTCCTCGTCGTAGTCCTGGCCGTAGTGGTAGTCACCACCACCGACCTCGAATGCCCCCGTGCCCAACCACTTCTGGAGCACACCCTGGTCGGGTGACTGATGCGGTGCCGTCACCGGTCACCTCCTTTCATGCAGGGAGTCGAGATGCCTCTTTGGGGTCTTCGCGCCACAGCTTCTCGAACTGGAAGTAGTCCAGGTGGTCAGGAAGCTGGCAGTCGTCAATGGCCGCCGTCACGAGAGCCTGGTGATGCCACCGGGCGTCGTAGACCGACCACGCAGTGAACGTCCGCAGACGTTCCTGCACCGTCGCCAGCTCACCGACGATGTTCGTAACCTGTTCCTGCAGAGCGCGAATGATCTCGTTGTCTTCGGCTACCAGGTCTGTGCGTCGATTCCCCTTGGCCTTCTGCCGCTGATGCCACCACTGACCGCCAGGCAGGATCTTGGCGATGGTCTCGTACTTCTCCACGATCTGGAGACCGATGTAGACCACGAACATGATGACGGCGAACAGGCCGACCCAGTTCTGGGGAAGGTGTGCGATCAGCTCAGGTGGCATGGGACTTGCGCCTCCGTGCGAATAGCCAGTGGGTGTAGGCGAACACCACCATGGCGGCCGGTGCGGCAGCCACGCTGGTCTCACCCTCGATCACGGCGTTGACGTAGGCGAGGGCAAGTGTCGAGTACAGGATCATCAGGCCGGCGTGGGCGATGAACGAGGGCCACGCCCGTGGGTTGGGCTGGGAACCGCTGATGGTGGTCCCTGACATCAGGGCCTCACCGAACAGGCCGATGGTGGCGAACGCGCAGAAGATGCCACCCCAGACCCACAGCGGGGCACTGGCGGCTACGTCGGTCGTCGCCACGACGACTCCGGGGGCGAGGATCATCGAGATGCCTCTGGCCAAGGACTCCAGCAGGATGACTATCTGTAGTACCCGCAACCCGAAGGGCGGGGTGTATCTGTACGTCACTTCGCGTGCTTCCCAACCGGAGTCACGTTCCTGCGGATCCACCACGCCAGGGCGACGGGGGCCGCCACGGCGTAGATGTCGACCACCGGATCGACCCATGCGGTGTCGATCTGTGCGCCCACGATGTAGGCCACCAGGCCGACGACGGCCATGATGCCGCCACGGATCAGTGCGGGTTCGGGGGTCTTCTTCCTGGCCTCATCGACCTCTTCGTCGGACAGGCCCAGCAGATCCTCTGCCAGCTCCTCGCCCAGAGCGGGGTCGATCAGATCTTCGAGCCCGTCTCGGGTCATGGCCGGTGGCAGCGGCTCGGGTGCCTCGACCGAGGCCGGCTTCGGTGCCGGATACCGGTCGTCGTAGTAGGACATAGCGGGCTCCTAGTCGTTGATCTCTTGTGCGGTATCCCGTTGCGGGAATTGGTCTTTGATCAGACCCAGCTCACGGAACTGGCCGAGCATGAACTCCTGCTCCTGCTGCGTGAGCTTGCTGATGTCGGGAAGCCTCATCGGCTTGGGCGCGGGTGTGTCCTTCGAGACCCACCGCGCAGCGTTGTTGTAGGTGCTCCGGGGCCCCCGGAACGGGGGCTGCCAACGGATGCGCTGCTTGGGGAGCTTGCTGACATGGATGTTGCCGTCCTCATCAGCAAGCCCCTCCAAGTAGTCGCGGTGGGCGAAGCCACACTCCCACAGGTGCTTTGACCACTGTCGGAGGAATCCGGGGTGGGTCACAGCGCCGATACCGGCGAACGTCGGCATGTTGCGGAGGGCCCAAGCGAAGTGCTCCTCGGGCTTCCTCCAGTCGACTTCGTCCTGTGTGGGAATCATGTGGCGTGCCTTTCGTAGTGGTTAGAGAATGCCGAGCTGGCCCATAGCACCGTTGAAGTACTGAATCAGCTCGAACGCCTTCAGGATCGGGTCCTTCGGCTCGCGGTAGCCGATGTCCAGCTCCCAGCCCTTGGGGCCGTCCTTGCCCCACGAGTAGCCGAGCTTGGACACCCGTTCCACGAACACCGTGTCCGGGACCGGGAACCCGAGAACGGTTGTCCCGACTCGTGATCCGACCCAGAAGTGCCCGTAACCGGGCATCCCCACGTAGTAGGGAGCCGCGTCGGACACCTTGATGGTGTGCGCCGTGTGGGCCCTGGTTGCCCAGATCTTCGCCCTGGTGGCCATGAACGCCGACAGCGTGAACGCCTTGGTGGCGTTGTCGACCCAGCCCTCGTACAGGTGGAAGTCGCCAAGGCCCGTCTCGGAGGTCTCCAGCAGCGGGATCGGCAATGGCATACCGACCGCACGCAGCGTGGGGTACTCCTGGAAGGCCATGAAGACGTTCTCGTACAACGGCTTCGCGACAGCGTCGATGGTGCCGCCCAGCGGCGGCAGGTCGATCATGCCGCCCAGACCCTGGTTGATGAGCGATGTCAAGAAGTCACCGCCCATGTTCACGGCCGCCGAGATGCCCTCGTTCACACCGGGCATCGACTCACCGCCGGCTACGAACGACGTGTCCGTCGCCTCGTAGTACTTGAACTCCGAGGACTTGATCCCGGACCAGGGTCCTTCCTCGAACACCACCCAGGGAGCCTGCGGAGAGGTCCCCAGGAACCACGGGGTGTAGTACTCGCCAGGGAACGTGGGGTCCCCTGTGAACACGTCCACGCCCTCGGTCATGCCGTCCGAGGCGATGTTGACGATGGCCCGGATGAGGCCCGTCAACAGCGAACCACCGAAGGCGGTCTCGCTGCCCCAGCCCGAGTTGTCCACGATGTCCCAGACCACGCAGCCGTTGCGGATCGGGATGAGCGACAACAGATCTTCGAGCGGGCCGATGTTCAGCTCGCCGCGCAGATCCTCGAACGGGTGCGGGTCGCGGTCCCGGAGGTAGCGCCGACACACGATGGTGAGCTGAGCGTCCTCCAGCGTGCGCTTGGCCACGTCGTGGAACGACTGGAAGCGCGAGAAGACCAGCGTCAAGTTCGAGTTGTCCCCGAGGAGCGGGAACGGCTTGACGATGTTCCTCCAGTTGCTGATGTTGAAGCTCAGCGGCATCCACTCGCTCGGATCGAGCGGGTTGTCGGGCAGGGTCCACAGGGACGTTTCCAGCCGCAGGATGTTCACGAACAGGGTCAGCAGCAAACACCACTTCGCCGGTCCGAACAGGATCCACAGCTTCGGGAACTGCAGTTCCGGCCTCAGGAACGGGTTGGCCCAGCAAAGGATGTGCTTCGCCTGCTCGTAGTCGTGCTTGAACACGACATCGAGGTAGACATCCCCGTTCTCCTCACGGACCACGCGGTAGTGATCCATGAAGCCCGACCAGCGGGCACCCTGCTTCTCGATGGTGATGATGACGTTCCGCTTGGCGCGGCCCTTGAAGTTCATCACCCACTTGGCCATGTGGTGATCCAGTGAGAGCTGGATCGACGCTGTGCCAGTGTCGTTTTCGATGAACTCGAAATCACCACCACGTTCGCCTGCGACCTGACCCCGGAGGTTCATGTCGCCGTCCCACAGCTCGACCAGAGGCGGCTTCAGCCGCTCGGCCTCCCGCATAGCCCTGCGGGCCATGACGGTGTTCCAGACGCGCTCAGCCTCTTCGAGCGTCGTGATGGTGCCGTGGCTCATTCGAGCCCCCAGGGCCTCGTCCACGCACGCGGGATACGGAGCACGACCATCTGGCCGGGAACCGCACCGCTAACCGTCAGCTCGAACGTCTTCGACTTCGTCCACGGCGGGACCGGGTGCCGGAACCGCACACCGTTCATGCGAGCCCAGAGCTGAGACCCGTTCTCCGACGAGACCTGCTCGACGCGGGGGTCCGTGTCGATCACAGCGTTCTCCGGAGGCGCTGTAGCGCCCTCTGTCGCACGAGAAACGAGGACGTAGGGGTTTGTGCCCGAATCCCCGTCTGAGTCCGTCAGGGCGCTCTCAGCCACCAGAAGTGGCTGTGGTTCGCCGGCCAGGTCACCCGTGAACGCCACGCGCCACGGCTGGTGCGGAGACAGCAGCGTCGGACCACCGGTCACCTTGACGTTGCCTGCGCCCAGGATCGCCTCCAGCCGATCCTCGACCACCGACGCACTCGCGTTGTACGCGATGTTCGATGTCAAGGGAGAGCCAGCCTCGCGGCGCAGCCGGAAGCTGCCGCCGTTGGCGTTCGGCACGATGGAGATGATCTGGACCTCGGAGGTCCGGAGGCCGCCGATCAGACCGGGCATCTTGATGCGCCGGTTGGCCAGCTTGGGGTCCTCGAACGAGTAGTCCGGGACCGTCCAGATCGTGGCGGGCGAGTTGGGAGCGCCCAGCCACGGGATGCCGGGGATGTAGGGCTCTGCCGGTGCCTCGGTGGAACCGGGCAGGATCCACTTCAACCAGGCCACCTGGTCGGTCGGGTTCAGCCCGCCCTTGCCGTCCGATGGGTCGACGGTGATCGTCAGAGTCTCAGTGGGCAATGCCTCCTGTGGCCAGGGCCACGGTAGTGGGTTGGGGTCGAACGTCGTGTCAGTCTGTGTGGTGGCCGTGTAGACCACATCGTCCTGGTACCAGAACGGATCGCCCGCGATGCAGACCATGACCGTTCGGTTGATCCGGTTACCACGCGGGTCGGTGAACCATGAGACCTCCGGCGATTCTCCGAGACGGAGCTTCAGGTACCTGGTACCGGAATCCGGCGTCGTGACATAGAGCTTGCAGTCGCGGTCGAATGCCCACGCCTTGCGCCACTCCGATTCCCGAGACAGCCACGAGTTAGGCCCGATGGCAGCGTCATTCAGGATCTCCACCCCAAAGGTGATGTCACGCCGAAGAATCCGGTGGTTGAGGTAACGGGAGCCGGGGTAGTTCCCCGGCTCCTCGTACACCACCTTGACGGGAGGGTCGTAGAGACCCTTCACGTCGGTACCCAGGTACACCCCACGGTCCCCTTCACCGGGGCCCGCGAGGGTGAACCATTCGCCGTTGACCCCCTCTAGCTGTACGAGGGTGTCCACGGAATTACCTCCTATTGAATTGCAACGCCTTCTTGTTCGTGATGGTCTGCTGTCCAGCGACCGCCTCGTCCATCGAGCCGACGTTGAAGATGAACTGTTCTCCGAGCGCGATGCCCTGCTCCAGAAGCTGCGGGATCGCACCGTTTCCGGAGATCCCGAGGTCGCCCATGAGCTGGTCGACGGGAGCCTGCACGACGCCCTTGGTGGCCTCGTACACCTTCTGCGCCAACTGGTCCCAGACCGAGCCACCCTCAGCCGTAGCCTCGTTGTACTTGTTCTGGTACGCCAGTTGTTCGCGCTGCAGTTCCAGCTCGTCCTTCCGGAGGTCGATGGCGTTGATCTGCTCCTGGAGAGCAGCCTTCGCGGCCTTGTCGTCCGTCAGGTTCTTCTGGTTCTGCAGTCGCTGGCGCTCGACTTCGAGCCGATCCTTCTCCAGCGACAACTGGTCAGCCATCTGCTTGGTGTTGGCGTCGAGCTTCGCCGGGGGCACAGCGGTGTTCACCGCGTCACCCATCGTCGCCTTGACATCCGACGCCGCACTCGCGACGTTCTCCAAGCCGGCCGAGAGACCGCTGCTGCCGAACATGAAGTTCAGGTTCAGGTTCGCGTTCTCACCGAACACGTCCTTGATCGCCTGCATGATCTCGCGGATCTTGCTGACCACCTGATCGCCTGCGGCAGGGATGCCGCTGGCCAGTCCATCACCCAGCGCCTGGCCGAAGCCGGTCACTGCACGCCAGCCAGAGCCCGAGAACGGACCCTCCTTCGCGGGGGAGTTCGGGATCAGGTTGCGAGCGGCAGCCATCAGCTTCCCGACAGCACCGGCCACTGCACCGACACCGCCTGCGATGGCACCGGCCAGACCGTTGACGAGAGCCGCACCAGCGTTGCGGCCAGCAGCCGCCAACTGACCGGCAAGGTCACCGAGGGCCCCGACGATCTTTCCGGGCCAGGAGCTGACCTCGGCCACGACCTGACCGCCGATGCTGACGAACGTCGACACGACGCCAGCCAGGATGCTGGCGGCCGACGAGACGACCTGGTTCCAGATCCCCTGTGCCATGGCGACGATGCCCTGCCACACACCAGCGATCCGTCCGGGGACGGACGCGGCGACGGCGATGATCTGACCGATGACGTTGGCGACGATGGAGACGATGCCGTTCCACGCGGCGGCTGCCGCGCCCTGCACGCCTGCCCAGATGCCCTGCAGTCGAGCGGGAATCTGGCTGAACACCATCCCGATCTGAGCGCCGATCATCATCACCTGTGCGGTGATCTGAGCCGGAAGCTGGGCGAACCAGTTCTTCACGCCGTTGATCGCGTTGTGCGCGGAGTTGCCGAAGCCCCACCACGCCTCGCTCAGTTGGGTCTTCCAACCCTGGATGGTGGTCGAGATCCAGTTGCCTGCGGTCTCGAAGGGGGCCTTCATGCCGTCCCACCAACCGGAGAAGTCCGGACCGTCCTTGAGGAACTTCCGGTCCGGGTCGTCCCACCACTGCTGCAGCTTGTGCAGCGGGCTGTCCTTGACGATGCCCTTGCTGAACGGACCCTTGTCAGATCCGGGGACGATGTCTTCCTTCGGGGTCTCCTTGGTCATCCACTCCGGTGGCTTCCACGCCAGCACCTTGTCCAGCACCGCAGACAGGTCCGAGATGATGCCGAAGATGTTCTTCAGCTCGGGGAGGACGTTGGCGGTGATCGACTTGAGGTTCTCAGCGAACTGCTTGATCTTGTCGCCGAACTCGGGGTCCGACAGCCACTCGAAGCCCTGCTTGAGGGCGTCGACACCGGTCTCACCCAGCGTCTTCGTGACATCCTTGAGCGTGCTCAGCGCCTGGTCGAGCGGGCTCTTGCCGTCCGGGCCGGCTGTGGTGATCTTGGTGATCCACTTGTCGAACGAATCACCGACCCTGTTGAACCACTCCGACAGCTTGGGGAACTTCGCCGCCACCTTGTCGGCCAGCGTCAGCAGGCCGTCGGTGAACGAACCCACACCGGGGGAGGCGTCCGACAGCGACTTGCTGATGCTGCCGACGATGCTGTCGATGCGACCCAGGCCCTCCTCGGAGGTCAGGGTGTTGACGAACGCATCGGCCATGTCCCCCAGGCCCTTTGCCACACCTGGCAGGGCCCGTTCGAGCACCGGGAACACCGACCGCAGGTTCTCGAAGACCGGCGTGAACCGATCCTCGAAGGCGCTGCTCATGGTGCCCTTGAGGCGCTCCAGGTCAGGGGCCAGAACGCTCGCGGCGTTCTTCAACCCGTCCATGCCCAGGGCCAGAGCCCCGATGGGGACGAGCACGCCGGCCAGGAGGGCCGGGATGGTCGTGAGGGCACCGGACACCAGAGCCAGCCCAGGGGCCAGCAGGGACAGTGCTGCGAGGGCCACGTACAGGTTGCCGTTGAGGAGCATCGACAATGCACCCATTCGGCCGCCAGAGCCACCCCCGCCGCCCCCGCCGAACATGTTGCCCATCATTCGTCGGAAGCGGTTGGTGTCCACGTCCACGTCGAGCTTGACGGTGCCGCCCAACGACTTCCGGAGCGCGGCCATCTTCTGCCGCGCCCCGTTCTCGTCTATCTCGATCTCGACAGGGACCTTGCCACGGACGGTGCGCTCGATCTCTTCGAGCTTGGACTTCAGGGTCCGGTAGAAACCGTCGAGGTCTGGGACGACTCGGATGGAGATCCGTCCGACCTCGACACCAGCCCCGCCTCCTGCACCCGCCATTCGGCCTCCTTCTTCCTGCGCTTGGCCGCGAGCATCTGGGCGACGATGCCGCCAAACGATCCCGGCTTGTATGTCTTCTTCTGCTCCGTCTGCACGTTGTCGGGCAGCGGATACGGTTCGGGCTCTTTCGGTTTGCCCTTCTTCGGGTCCGAGTTGGCGAGCACGAACATGTAGTTCTGGATGCGGAGGAGGTCGATCATGGCCGCCTGCATGTAGCGAGACGGGTCCCATCCCCGATACCGTTGTCCACCACGGAACTCAGCGACGAACGCGGAGTCCATCGGCAGGTTCTTGATGTGCAGCAGCACCCAGCGTGGGGAGAGTGGGTGATCCTCCGAGAACAGGTCTCGGAGGTCAATCCCGTAGTAGTGCTTCAGATCTGGGACGAGAGCCTCGCCGTACCTGTCGATCAGGCCGGCGAGTTCTGCGCTTCCCCCGGAGCCGTCGCCTCCAGCCAGTTGTTGAGGACGCCCATGAGCAGACCGAGGTCGCCGTCCAGCTCCTTGACGAGCTTGGCGGCATCCTTACCCGCGACCAGCTTGAGAACCTCGGTCACGGCGTCGACCATCTTGTCGATCTCATCGAGCGTCTTGCCCTCGGTGTCGTCGTCATTCCGGAGGGTCTCCAGAGTGGCCAGCACCTTCTTGCGGTCGTTCTTGGCGAGCCGCAGCAGGTTGCGGAGGGTCACCTGGGTGCCGTCGCTCAGCTCCACCTTCACGGGGGCGAACGTCTTGTCGGCTTCCTCACGGAGCGAGTCGAGGGTGAATACGTTTGACATAGCGGACCTTTCGTGTGGCGGCGGGCTTATGGGTGGAGCGGGGGGAGGGGCAGGCCCGCCAAGGAAACCCCTCCCCCCTGGTCACTCGGACATCGCGGTGTGCGATGTCAAGTCAGACTCAGGGAGTCTGGACGTTCGGGAACAGATCCTCGTTGATCCACTTGAACAGCGGAGCGTTCTCGTGGTCGAGGAAGGTCGCCCGGACCGGCAGCGAGGCGAAGTCGTCCACCGGGAGCTGGATCGCGTCGTCGCGCTTCACCGACGCCTTGCTGGCGTGGAAGCCGATGCGGTCCTCGCCGTCCACGATCACGACCAGGACGGCACGTTCGACCGCCTTCGAGCCGGATGCGACAGCGAACTCACCAGCGACAGTCGAAGCGTTCTCGCCGTAGTACAGCGTGAGGGATTCCTCATCGAACTGCTGCAGGAACAGAGTCAGGTAGTCGACCGGATCCTCGGTCGTGATCTCTGCCAGCTTCTTCTTCTGCCAGGTGCCCTTGATCTCGGAGTCACCACCGTCGAAGCCGAACTCGGGCATGTCGCCCCGGCTGGTGTGACCGGTCGGGTTCCAGGCCGTCAGGCCGGTGCCCCACGAGGTCGTGTCGAGCAGGTTGAGGGTGTCGAGGTCGGCAGCAGACGGCGCGGCCGTACCCACCGGAGCGGTGTAGACGTAGCCGACTGCAGCGGTCAACACCGCGTCATCGTTGAGTGCCATGTGGCATTCACTCCTTCTTGCGTGGAGGTCGGAGGCCAAGGGCGATGAGCCCCTGGACCCGCCAGGAATCCATGAACGGAGACGAGAACTGGGTTGCGCCCATCGTCTCTTTGATCGAGTGCAGATACCCTGCGGGAGTCTGCTTTTGGGTCTTCACCGCGTCGTAGAGCACGTCGAGGCACGCCTCGTACATCTCTTCGCACTCGACTAGACCTTCAGTGTGGTAACAGGTCAATTCGATGACCGGCAGGGCCAGTTGCGTCGGACGGGTCTCGTGCCGAGGCCCGCCGATACGCCGGATGTTGACGAGTGGGAAATCACGGAAGTTGATGTTCTCCACCCACGATCCGACCTTGGCCGGGGCGATGCCCGGTGCAACGCTGATCGGGTCGAGCAGGTCGTCATGCCCCCGCAGGAGCGGGAGCACCACCTTTTGGATGCGAGGGAGCGCCATTACTTCACGCCCCTCCTACCCATCGACGGTGTGACGTGCGAGCCGGCGATACCGGCTGCGCGAGTGAGGATGTAGAGCCCCGCAGGTGCCTTCGTGACCTTCCCGTACTTGTCGGGATCGAAGTAACCCGAAGGGCCGTGGCCGAACTCGATGGCTATCGGGTTCGGGGCATCCATGTGTGCGATGCCGTCGATGTCCTCCATGTACGAGCCGATGCTCGTCAGGTGACCGGGCCCGATGATCTTCGAGTGCGTGGTCGACGCACGCGCCCTGGCGAGGTTGGCCTCAGCCCGGTTCTCGACCTCCTTGGTCTCCTTCCGGATGGCCTGCTTCACTTCCGGGAGTCGGGCGACGATGCCGTTGAGCACCTGACGGGGCAGTAGATGTGCCATGTCAGTACCTCTTCATCGTGTAGCCGATGTGCTCGGTACGCCGTGATCCCGTGTAGTAGGCCGGTTCACCGAAGAGCGCCCAGCGCACCCCCTTCCACTCGATCTCGGACTGCATCCCGAGCACGCCGTGCTCGCGGTCGAACTTGCGGGTGAAGTGGATCTGGTAGACCCTCTCCGACTCGAAGCCCTCGTTGTCCTGCTCCTGGCGTCGGGACGATGTGCCCGACTGCCCGAGTACCTGGATCCGCGCCTTGGCCGGAATGCCGGTCTCAGACGGCTTCGTCTTGGTGTTGCCGTCCGAGTCCTGTGTGACGAGCTGGGGGTAGACGACGACATCCTCAGGGCAGCGATCAAGCAGGCTCATGCGAACCCACCTCGCTCGACGTTGCCCCAGTGGATGCGCCAGTCGTGGACGCAGTAGCAGATCCCGAACTCGTGGTCGCACTTGTTCACGTCCACGTTCTCCGGACGCACTGCAGGCGCGTCAGGAGGGTACGGAGCCGGCGGCTGCCTGTCGCTGGCGCTCATGTCGGCATCTCGAATGTCGGTACGAGCACGAACATTCCACCGCGCCGGATGCCCAGCGCCTCCCACTCCTCGGGGAGCACCTCCAGCTTCCCGGAGGCGAGCTGTTGGTGGAGCATGTACGTGTAGTTGCCGTCCGTCTCCTGGGTGTAGCCCTCAGGGTTGCGGAGCAGCCGCAGAACCATGTCGGCCTCGACCTGCTTCACGTCCTCGGCGTCGAGAGTGCCATCGGCAATCTTCGCCTGGATGTTCCCGACCCGACGCTTGAGCATCCGCTCCGCGTCCTCCAGCCGGGTGTTGACCAGTCGGGTCTCTTCCTCGGAAAGCTCACGGACCCAGCGGTTCTCTACGTCCGTTGCAGTCGCGACCGCCATGTCTCACTCACTCTCCGTCGTTGTCTTTGACCTCTACAGGGGTCGTGTTCGGTTGGTTGGTCTTGGTCCGTCGGGTCCGACGCGGCTTCGGTGCAGCGTCGGCCGCCTCCCAGCCACCGGCCTCGATCAGGGCCTTGCCGTAGTCCTCGGAGACCTCAGCGGTCCCACCGTTGGATTTGTTGCGAATGATCATGTGGCCCTTCCCGTATCACCGGAGGGCCCCCGAAGGGGCCCCCCGATGTACGATGTCAAGTCCCGGTCAGGGAGTGACGACGTTGGTCAGGCGAACGAACGCCTCTTCGTCGTTGATGAGCAGACCGTACTCGGCCTCCACACGGACGGCGACGAGGTTGTGCTGCCACAGCGACACGAAGTTCGGAGCCTGCGGCGTACCCAGGTTGAGGGTCGCCTGGTCCGACACGTCGAAGGACAGGCCACCGACCTGGCCCCACACGACCTGCGAGAAGTCGCCCAGGATGCCGATCAGGTCGCCCTGAGCGACGTGATCCGACAGGATGGTCGGGCGGCCGAGGATGCGGCCCTCGCGGTACGGGGTGACCACCGACTCGTAGGTGCTCTCCACGAACAGCGGGCGGCCGTTCGCGTCCTTGGCACCGTTGAGGATGGGCTCGGCCACGTCATCGAGCAGGGTCGCGCCCCACTTCTTGCCGTCGTTGACGAGCAGGCTCAGCGCGTTGACGCCGATCTGGTCGTAGACCGACACGTCGCCCGCCAGGGAGACGGCCTTGGTGGTCTGCGTCAGGTGCTTGTCGAACGGGCTGTCCGTGCCGTGGATGGCGGCGGTGTCGAAGGCCATGGCGATGGCCGTCGCGACCTTGGTCCGCATGGTGCCCAGGTAGTTGCCGGGGTTCGCACGGACGGTCTCAGCCGAGGCCACGAAGATCGTCGCGATCTTGTGCGGCTCGACCTGCTGCACGCTCATGTCGCCCTTGGTGATGGGCTTCATGTCGCCTTCACCGATCCACGCGGCGCTCACGTCGCCGGTCCAGTGCGGGATCTTCACACCGGTCGAACCCATCGGGATCTTCCGGGCGACCCGCTGGACGATGGAGGTCTTCTCCGCTTCCGCGAAGTAGTCCTGGGCCTGTTCGGGCTCCAGGTAACCCTGGAACATCGAGTCGCCGGTCTGCGCGATCTGCGCGTGGTTGACCGGGAAAGCAGTTCCTGCTGCCATGATGTCTCTACTTCCTTGTTGTAGTTGGGATTACGCCCCGACAGCCCGCTTGAGGGCTTCGAGGATCGGGTCTCCGTTGAGCGGCGTGTGCTTGCCACCACCGGAACCCTGGGTGGGGTCGACCGGGGGCTGCTTCACGTTGAAGCCCCCGAACAGTTCCGTGGCTGACTTGGCCGACTCCTTGATGGTGTCGGGGTCAGACCCCTGCAGGATCGCCGCGAAAGCGCGGACCTTGTCAGACGGGACCTTGGCGTCGATGGCCGTGTAGAGCTTCTCCAGCTCGATCCACGCCTGCCCGAGCTGGTTCTCCAGTTCGGTGTAGGCCGTGTCCTTCTCGGCCAGCTTCGCCTCGTACTCCCGCGTCAGTTCGGCCTTGGCCTCATCGACGGCGGTCTTCTTGGCGGTGCGTGCCTTGGCGTTCTCACGACGAAGTTCCTCGACGTACTCGCGGCTGAAGGTCTCAACGGGGGCCTCCGGGGCCTTCGTCTCACCCTCCGGGGTGCCTTGCGGCGTGCCGGTCGCGTCGGGGGTCGTAGTGTCGTTGTCAGCCATACTGATTCGCCTCCTGGGCATGTAGGAGCCCCACCTGGGGGCTACTCGGTGATGAGTTACGCAGCGACTGCGAACTCGGTCATGGTGATGTCGCCCCGTTCGAGGCGACGACGGAGCGCGTTCTGCGTCTCCTTGTTCATGTTTCGAGTGCGGGCCTCACCCGACTCGATGAGGCGGCTTGCCTCTCTACCGGCGTCGATCCACAGCCGTTCGGCACGCTTCCATTCGTCGTACCCTGGCCAGTTCTTTCGGTCGTAGACCGGCACCACTTTGCAGTCGCAGCCTGTGTGCCACTCCCGCATGTACTCACTGACATCCTCACCGGCAGCGAAGATCTCAGTTGCTTGTTCGTTGTCAACGTCGAAGCCGGCCGATCTCGCACTGAGGTACACAGGGCCTCGCGAGATCAGCATCAGGCACCACGCACAGGTCTCTCGACCAGTCGCAACTCGGGCCCATCCCCGGACCAGTTCCGGTTGGGGGTCGTTCTCGACCGCCCGGAGGATCTGCTTCCTGCCTGCCATCTCGACGTTGCGGACAGCGCGGAGAGCGACCTCTCCGAGCGCAGCCTCAGGAGCGTCGTTGCGGGACATCTTGTCTCGCGTCGGCTCCATGTCGGCCACGAACTCGGGGAAGTCGTACTCCACGAGGTAGCGGGGATGCGGGGGACGCCCGTGACGCTGGCGCTCGCTGTCGTAGAACGAGCGAGCGATCTCAGCGGCCTCCAGACGCCTCTGGTAGATCTCGGGGAACAAGACCTCCAGGAACCCGATCCAGTCCGTCAGGGACAGCCTGGGGGCCAGGAACAGCCTCCCTAGCCGAAGGACGTACTGAGCGACTGCCGCCGAGAGAGCCGCCTGCGCGGCGGTGTACTCCTCGGGGGTCACTCGTCAGTCGTCTCCTCGGTCGGAGCGTCCTCGGCCGGCGTCGGCCGTCCGGGGTTGACCACCCGAGCCAGAGCACCCGCGACCGGGTTCTCCTCCTCGTCCCACTTCCGCATCTGGCGGCGAGCGGCTTCGGAGTAGCCCATGTCGATCCGGCCCTGCTCCTTCGGGATCAGGCCCATGCCCTGGTTGTAGAGCTTGGTCGCCGCATCGGCCTTGGCCGCGTAGGTCGGCGTTGCCGGGTCAGCCCAGATGGACTCCATCCGGAACATGTTCGGCGGGATCGTGCCACCGGGGTTCATGACCTTCCATGCCACCCGCATGACCTGTTCCCATGCGCCACCGAAGATCCGGGCCTTGCCCTCCGCGTTCATCACCAGTCGGGACTCCGACGACCGGATGGCCTCTGCCGAGGCCGGGTTGTCAGAGCTGAACGACAGGTACTGGGGCGGCAGGCCCGTGTAGGCGGCTGCCTTCTTGTCCAGTGCGTCCAGGGCATCCACGAAGTTCCGCAGCTCGGCTGCGTCGAACTGGTACGCCTTGCCCTGCTCGTCCTCGAAGCCGAGGATGCGGGCGTAGTACGCCTCGAACGCCTGGCGGGGCGAGACCGGCTCGTCCGGATCGTCGGGGAGACCGATCTCGGATCGCTTGATGCCGAACAGGAGTCGGAGCGGCACACCCATCAGCTCGGCCGTGGCCTGCATCAGCATCAGGGTCCGGGCCGCCGCGTCCGTGACCGAACGCAGCTCGGGGGTGATCTCCGAGGTCCCGTACAGGTCCGACAGGCGGTTGCGGTTCGGGATCGGCACGACCGGGACCAGGCCCATGCCGTGGTTGATCGTGTTCGTCGCCGTCCACTGGCCGTTGACCTTGTCGTAGAGCACCGTCTGGTCGGGTAGGTACAGCGTGGCCGAGACGACCTCGCTGCCCTCCGCGTCGTAGATGGCGCGGAGTGCCTCGGTGACCCGGCGCGTCCGGGGGTCGATGTTGGCGTACAGGTTGGTCGGTGGCTCGACCCGGATGATCGGGACCGTGGGGTCCACCATCGGATCCTCGATGCTCGGGTCTGGTGCCGAGACGGTCACGTAAGACCGGCCATGCACCAGGGCGTCGACATGTCCCAGCGTGGATTCCACGTCGAGGTCGTTTGCCTGCCACCAATCCCAGAGCTGCTTGTCTGCCTCGTCGGCGTCAGCCAGCCGGAAGCCCTCCAACCGGAGTCGACGCGCCAGGGCGTCGATATACAGCCGGGGGTAGCCGACGTGGGCCAGCAGCTTCCGCATCTCGGGCGGGACCGCGATACCGACCGCCTCAGGCCGGCGTACCGACTCGTAGTAGTCGGTGTTGATCTGGTAGCCGCTGACACTGCCCTCGAAGGCGCTCAGCAGCGCCTCGCGCCGTTCGTCGGGGTTGACGTTCTCGGTCTGGAGCGGTGCGGTCATCGGATCACCACCGCTCGGCCGCTACGGCTCTTCTTGCTCATGAGGTAGTCCTGTCTGCTGCCAAACGCGAGGACCGCGCAGACAGCGGCGTCGATCTTCTTGCTGCTGTCCTTGCTCTCCTTGCGGATGGCGATTGCGTCAAAGTTGGTCGGGTGTCGGCGGGCGTTCAGGATGTGCTGTCGCAGAACGGCATTCCCGTCGTGGTACACCTCTCGTTCGAGTACGGCGTCGAGGAACCTCTCGCAGTCCAGGGCGAATCGCTTTGTCTGGCCACGCATGTCGAACGCGATGGGGTTGCCCGGAGTCGCGTTGACCTTGATCTTGCGCTTGAAGTCCCGGCCCCACTGGTCGACGTATGCCTCGAACTCCTTCACGTCGGCTCGGAAACCCACCACGTCGTACCGCTGGAACGCCGACCTGACGGCGGCGTCCACGTCCTCCCGAGGAACTTCCTCGTAGGGGTGCTTCGTTGGGTCCCAGACGTTCAGGACGAACAGCATCCCGTCCTCGACCCGGCACGCCACCAAGGCGGTCCAGTCGTTGGACTTCGATCCGTCGAACCCGAGTGTGATCCGGTCGTTCTTCTTCAGCGCGAACATCTTGTCGGTCAGCGCCAGGCGGTCCCATTCGGCCGGTGAGATCCACGAATCCTCGTGGGCGTTCACCTGGTTCAGGAACTTGCGTCGTGACTCGCTGACGGGGTTCTTCACGTCCAGGACGGACTTGAGGATCTCCTCCAGCGGGAGCCAGTACGAGTCGCCTCGGGCCACCGCCAGGCCGTCCAGCAGCCGTGCGATGCCCTCTGCGTACCCCTCGGGATCCTCCTTCTGAGAGGGGATCTCGGACACCGGGGTGTCTGCGGGCGCTTCCAGAGCGTCGTACAGAGTGCCAGCGTCGACAGCCTTACCGGACTGCACGTCCTGCCATGCGTCGTACTCGCGCTCCGCGACCGAGTCCTGGCCGGGGATGTGGGCGTTGCAGATCGACAGCTTGCGGGAGCCTGGGATCTTCGTGACGTTGCCCTCGATGACCCCGTACATGTCGTGGCCGTCGTTGGTCTCGACCCACCACTGGGTCTCGTTGCAGATCACGAACGTCGGGCGGTTGCCCTCCATGGACGCCGGCGAGGAGGTCACTGCCTCGATCCGGCCACCGGCCTCGCTGTAGATCAGGAACTTGTTCACGTCAAGGCCGTAGTCGTCCTTGAGCTGCTTGCTGATCATGATCGGGAACAGCGAGAACGTGTTCTTCGTCTGGTCCTGCGACACGGCGGCGATCTGGACCCAGGCCGCGTGGCGGGTCTTGCCCACCGGGTTGCCGTCGAGGTCCCAGTGCGAGAACTCAACGGGGCCGCAGAGTTCCACGAGAGCGAGGGCCGCCGCCAGCGGGTCCTTGCCCCATCCCTTCATCCGGCGCAGAACGCCGTCTCGGTATGCGTACCGACCCTGGTCGTCTACTGCGTACCACCACAGCACGAACCGGGCTTGCTCCAGCGTGGGCAGGAACGGGTTCCCAGCGGTTGTGCCACCGGGGGAGCGCACGTACTGCGCCCACCAGTTCAGGACACCCCACCCGAGGGTCTTCTCAGGTAGGTGCCAACTCCCGTCCTCGCGGATCGCCCAGGTTGGGCCGATCTTGTGTGGAGGAGAGGGGAGGAGTTCGGGGCTCATCCCCCCTCCTTCCGTTCAATGTCAAGGCAATTCGCGTAGGAAGCGAACTGCGGGTCCGATGTTGTAGCCGTGGACGCCCATGTTGGTGGCGAAGCCGAGGGCGTCGATGATGGCGCGTGCCACCGCGATGCCTTCCCAGAGCGGACGCTGAGCCAGCTCACCGAGCTGGGCAACGACCGAGTTCTTGCCACCCCAGAAGTCCGTGGCCTTCATGACGATTCGACCGATGGCCACCTGGTACTCGTGCATGTCGTCCTCCTTGATGGAGGCGTACATGTCGCCGTCGTGGGCGTAGTCCCGGACCTCGAAGTCGTATTGCTCCAGGTTCTCCAGGCGATCCTCAAGGATGCCCATCGTGTCCGGACCGGCCACCGGGTGGATCCACTCATCGAAGTGAGCGATCCCCTTCTGCCGCATCGGGTTACCCCAGAACACGACCTTCTTGAGCCGGTGCAGGTACTTGTGCAGTCGACCCTTCGGGTTGATGATCTCGTGCTTGAGCACCTGGCCCACGACCACCGCGCCTTGCGAGTAGCCGGCCATCGCGAAGTCGGAGTTGTCTCGGCTGAGCTTCTCCTCGATCTGCTTGACCAGCTCGTCGTAGCCCTTCATGATCGAGGGCCACATCGGGAACGCCTTGGCGGGGTAGTTGCCAATGGGCTGCCAGCGGTACAGGTCCAGAACCTGCTTGGCGGTGTCGGCCGGGAGGCCGGGACCCAGCGGGTCAGGCTGTGCGGTGCCGTGAACGGTGAACAGCCAGGGCTTCTCGGTGATCAGCCCCAGCGCCACGAGGTCGTGGTCGCTGACCTCGCCGTCGACCGGCTGGCCGGTGCGGCGCTCGTACTCACGCTGGACCTCGGCGTCGTCGTAGCCGAAGTATGCGTCCTCACGCAGGGGGCCACCGTCGTATGCCTTCGAGTAGGACTCGAACCGGGCGTTCATCGTCCGGATCCAGGCGTTGACCAGCGGTCCGGATGAGCCGACCTTCAGCGCCATCAGACGCCTACCTTGTGGGCCTTCTCCGCTTCCAGCCACGCCTCGATGCGCTCGTGGGTCTCCTGCACAGCCTCTTCGCTGACGCGAGCCAGGATGCGCCGAGCCAGCTCACGGTCGCCGTCGCGACCGGGCTCGTCGGTGTTGGCCACCGCGATCAGCAGCGCGATGGAGGTCGGGTCGCCGTAGACGACGGCCAGCTTCTCCACGAGTTGCACATGGACGTTGGCGTCCGCGCTCCACGCGAAGCCGATGGTCGTCTCGATCTCGCCCTCACCGGGCCAGCGCAGCGGACTGCGCGACTTCCGGCGAACGCCGGCGATGTTCTCCAGGAGGACCATTGCGCGGTCCACCTTGGTCTGGTCCCAGCCAGCCATTTCGTCCTCGTCTCCTCCGAGTAGGTGCATGAGCGCCTCGCCCACAGCGAGTGCGCGGTTGTATCGGGCACGCCGGTCCGCGATCCCGTTGGTGCCGCCGTTGATCCGGCGCGTCACGGTGTCCAGGTCGCGGCGGTCGCACAGCGCGTTGATGTCCGGTCGCTCGACGGTCCAGTACCAGGCGGCTCCGATGCCTGCCCAGCGCACGTCCGACAGCTCCTGCGGGTGAACCACGAAGTAGTCGGGAGTCGGCACCAGGCCACGACCGTGCGCCCACCGGGAGAAGTCCCGGTAGTTGTCCTTGCCCGTGACCTGAATCCAGGTGCGTCCCTTGTAGAGTCGCCCGTCACCGTCGACCTGCGGGGTGTTGCCGAGGTCGGTCCGGGTGTCGTAGGCGTCTCCGCTGGCGTACTCCTCGGTCGCGTTGAAGTGCGCCGACTCGTGACCCCACTGCGCCAGGGCCATCGCGATGCGAAGCCAGTTGGTGCAGTCGGCCAGCTTCAGCCCGTCGCGGAGCGTCGGGAAGATCTGCTGGGCCTTGGCGTAGGTGATGCCGGTGGCACGGGTCAGGATGTCGTACACGTCCGGGCCCGCAGGCGCGGGAGCGCCGACCGGGGGAGCCGAGAGCTGCTCTGCGTAGCAGTAGCCCTTCGGCGGGATGAGCGTGGCGGCCTGGTCGAAGCTGATCCAGTAGTTGTGCGGCCAGAAGCCCGAGTCCGCGATGTAGAGCGCACGGGCCACGTCGTCGTAGCCGACGCACGTCACGTAGTGGTACGTGGTGCCACCGCTGTAGCGCGGGTTGGGTGAGCCCTTCACGCCCCTCGGCTTGTTCGAGGGCGGGGCAACCCAGTTCATGATGACCGGGTAGCCGGCGTTGATCGACCGGACGATGTGGTCCCACAGCCGATCCACCTGGGCCCGCGTGGGCGGGTCCTGCTCCAGGTAGACCGAGGTGTACCGGGCGTCCGGGAGTCGGCGGTCGAGCACACGCTCGATCAGACCCACGTAGTCGGTGCCGTCGCGGTCATCGCCGCGACCGGGGTTCTCGATGGCCTCGATCTCAGCAGCGCACGTCGGCTCGGGGACTGCGATGCCTCGCGAGCTGAGCGTTACCTGCAAAGACGCTGGGCCACACCACCATCCGGTCTCCTGCGGGACGATGTTGCGGTCGTAGGGGAGGATCTTCTCCGTCATCGGGTCAGGTCCCGGAAGATCTCCAGACCCCGCTTGACGATGGGATCCACGATCCGGTCGTCCAGGTCACCGGGGATCGCGTCGGTGAGCTTGTCGGCACCCTCGGCCGCGCCCTTGACGGCGGCCTCGGTGACGGCGGTGACGAGCGCCTTGGTCAGCGGCTCGATGTGCTTGCCGAACTCCTCCGCGATCTGCTTCGCGATGATCGGCAGCAGCGCCAGGGCGATGTGCTTGGCGATGGTAGCGAGCATGGGTGCCTCCTTCGGGCGGTGTTCGATGTCAAGTGGCAGACACGGCAGGACTCGAACCTGCAACGGGCGGCTTTGGAGACCGCTGCTCTTCCAATTGAGCTACGTGCCTTGGGCGGGGCCCCTGTCACAAGGGGGCCGCCGCGACAACAAACCCCCGCTCGATCACTGCATTGCCTGACCGGAGGGGGGAACTTCTGTCTGGTCAGCCGGTGTAGGGCTGCCAGTTGATCTTGGGGGTGAACACGATGCCTGCGTTCCGGACGTTCGGCATGGCCTCCAAGTACGGGGCCATGTCGTTCCAGACCGCTTGGGCCATCGCGAGGTCGTTCTGGATCGCGACCATCTCCACCCACGGGCCATCGGGTTCCTGCTGGCCTTCGTAGCGGATCGCGAACGTGTAGTCGTCGGGGTTCATGCGTCCTTTCGTCAGTAGGCGTACACCCAGACAGCGCCAGCAGCGCCGCTCTGGCCGCTGCCGAAGCCGGGGTAGTGGCCTGATCCGGAACCGCCAGGTGGCTTACCCGGTTGGTTGTCGCCAGTCGCCGCAGCGCCGCCGACGTACAGCCGACCGTTGTACGTGTAGTTGCCTGGGCTCCTGCCTCGGGCACCAGCGCGGTCAGCCCAGCCGAGGCCGCCACCGCCAGCCTGTCCGACTGCGACGGTCTGGCCGCTCACGAGGAGCGTGGAGTCTGCACCGGGGAGACCGGGCATCACGCTGGGGCCGATGCCACCGCTGCCGCCGCCACCGACGACGCCTGAGATCACTGCGAGGTCCCATGGGATGTCGACGCCGCGCTTGAGCGTGACGCCGTTCCACGAGCCTGGTGCTCCGGGCTGGCCGACGTTGAGCCACGCGGCCGACGCCTGACCACCACCGCCGCCTCCGAGGAGGATCACGTCGATGAACCGGCAGTTGGCCGGGATGACGAACTGCCACGCGCCTGCGCTGGAGTACTGCTGCGGAACCGGGGTGAAGTCGGGCCACACCAGCTCGTTGCCGAGGAAGATCCGATCCGGGGTCTGCGTGCCGACGCGGAAGTTCGTCAGCTTCGTGTTGCCGAGGTAGATCGCCATGTCAGCCCACGATCACGTAGAACGTCGTTCCGACCTTGGCCAGCGAGTTGTACTGTGCCTGAGTCACTTTCACGAAGTCGAGTACCGTGCCGTTGGACGAGGGGACGCCCATCGGACCCTGAGGGCCCTGAATGCCTTGCGGGCCTTGGCTGCCGGTGTCACCCTTGGGACCTGGATTGCCCTGTGGCCCTTGGGGTCCGGTGTCACCCTTGTCGCCCTTGTCACCCTTCGGACCCTGCAGGCCCTGAGGTCCCTGCGGTCCCGTGTCACCCTTCGGTCCCGCTGGACCTTGGGGACCTTGGGGTCCCTGGGGGCCTTCGGGTCCTTGGGGACCAGCCTCACCGGGTGGGCCAGTGAGTGACGCCAGCCACTCTTCTTCAGTGCCCTGGAACCCGCCGAGAAGTGCCATCTCGTAGGCAGACCGGCCGTCAGCTCCGTCGACGCCGTTGTCCCCGTCGTAGCCGCGTGGTCCCTGCGGTCCGGTGGGTCCCTGTGGACCCATCTCGCCTTGGTCGCCCTTCGGCCCTGCCGGTCCTACCGGACCGACCAGACCTTGGTCGCCTCGATCACCCTTCGGGCCTTGCGGCCCGGTGTCGCCCTTCGGGCCGACCGGCCCAACCGGGCCCTGCGGGCCCGTGGGACCTGTCGGTCCCGGCACACCCTGGTCACCCTTCGGACCTGCTGGTCCGACCGGGCCCTGTGGCCCGACCTCGCCTGTGTAGCCTCGCGGCCCCTGCTCGCCTGTCGGCCCTTGCGGGCCGCGCTCGCCTTGGGGGCCTGCGGGACCCTGAGGTCCGTGGACATCGAGTTCGCGCCACTGCGTGCCATCGCTGAGGAAGAACAGGTTGCTGGCCGCGACGTACCACAGCTCCAGCGAGTGCTCGGCTGCGGGTGGAAGCTGAGTGAGGACCGCTCCGTCGATCTTGATGCCGTCACCCTTCGGGCCCGGAGGGCCCTGCGGTCCAGCCGCGCCTGGCAGCGTGAGCAACATGCTCGAACGTCTGCTCGCGGGCAGGACACCGCGTGGGGTGTCTGCTGCGATGGAGAGCAAGCTCCTCGGCCGCCGTGGCGGCAGCGTCACCGCGCCGAGAGGGCGGTCAGCGGTTCCGACGACGGAACCGGTGGGGGTGCCGACGTAGGAGACCGCCGGCTTACCGTCTGTGGGGTATCCGCGCAGTCTCATGGGTCAGCCCTGGATCTGGACGAGACCGAGTGCGATGGGATCGCCGCCGCTTTCCTCGCCCTCGGGCAGGAACACGAGCTGCCACTTCGTGCGAGCCGCGATCTGGTTGACCGCCTCGGATTCGATCTTGATCGTGGCTACGGAGCCGCCGATGGTGAAGTTCCACTTGGTGCCGTTCTCGAACTCGAAGAACAGCGACCCTGCGGGGAAGTCGACCGGCTGTCCGGTTGCGTCCAGGTTCTCGAACGACCACTTGAAGTCGCGTCCGCGAGTCAGGACGAGCGTGTCCTGGTCGAGCTGGGGTCCGATCACGGACATGGGTGTGTTCCTTTCAGGTCGGGGTCCATTCCGGAGGGGGGAGCTGCGCCGAGAGGAAACGCGCTCAACCCCCTCCGGTAGGTCTCTGGGTCAGCCAGTGCGCTGCGCCGCTCCGAGCTGCTCACGGAACATCGCTGCCACGTCGACAACGACTCCTTCGGCCTGCGTCCGCTCGACTTCGAGCTGGACTCGCCGGCGGTCACCCTCGGAGACGAGGAGACCCGTGAGCATCTGATTCACGGTCGTCAGCAACTGACCGTTGGGCTTGGAGGACTTCAGTAGCTGGTCTGCGAAGTGCAGGGCCAGCCGTGCGTACTGCCAGTCGGACGGCTCGTAGTACCGCGACTGCGCTGAGGAAGCCAGAGACTCGTAGAGGTCTCTCACTATCGGGTGCGGATCATCGAACCCGAGTTCCGGGACCTGTACGGTCCCGATGGCCACGACCTTCTCGGTCGGGACCTCATCCTTGTTGCGACGGACCCGCTGGTCCGACCGCTTCCGAACTGGGCCGCGTTCGCCCACCATGCACCTCCTGGGTGAGAGCGGGCTCCTGGCCCGCTACTGGCGGCCAGGGTGGCGTTCGGTTGGTCGCTTCCTCCTGGCTCGTAACTGCCGCTTCCGGGCGTGCCCTTCTGCGGATGACTTCTTTCCGTGGCAGCGTCTGCACGCTGCCTGGAGATTGCGGCGACTGTGGTCGTCGCCGCGCTCGATGTGATCGACCTCGGTTGCCTTCCCGAGGCAACCGGGTCTGCGGATCTGACACCGGTATCCGGCTGCCCGCAGGACGGGCTGCCGGTAGTTCTCCTCCCAGTCATCTGGGAGTCGGCTGCTGCGGTCCGAAGTGTTCCAAGACACTGAGGACCCCCTATAGGTAGAGGCAGCCGCTTCGGCGGCTGCCGACGAGAAGACCGACCGACAGGGAGGTCTTCGAGAGACCTCGGGACCGCTCTGAGGCGGTCCCAGTTACCTGTCCATGACCCGCCGCCGAAAACGGCGGGTCTAACCAGGGGGCGGCGCGGCGATGAGCGCCGCCTACCAGCCTCCCCCTCCTTAAGGTTCCCCCTCCAGGGGGAGTGGAGTCTGTACCCCTTCACCCTGTAGTACGGGTTACTGGCGGGAAAAGTAACTCCAGGGGCTCGAGAGTGTGGCGCAGTTCACCCTCAGTCCTGTAGGCCCCCTGGCGATTTCGGGGGTACTACCACCCTCGGGTCCCCCTGTTCGCCCGTCAGCGGGCCGCACAGCCCGCGTGCGGGTGGTTCTGGCGCGGGGTCTCTCCAGTCGAAGGTCCAAAACCCGTACATGATCGGGCAGGCGCA